GCAGTACCATCACCATCCCATGTTGGGTGGTCTTCAATAACAACAAACCCCCCACAGAGAGTATCCCCTGCTAATACCGCCGCATCATATTGAGCTGTCATCCAATCACCATTAGTCGTGTGACCTTTAACATTTGTATAATAATGTTTGACTGAATTGATCACATCCCAATCTATTTCAAGATCAGCCGGCTTATCAGGCATATTTAAACTATCTAATAAATCCATTGTATTTTCATGGTAGAACGTTCCTTTATTATAACATATCTCTTCCATCCAGTCAGCAACAACGGTTCCGTTATCATACACACTACTAACAGAATGCAATTCTTGAAAATTTAAATCCCATCGTTTAGCCCAATCCATTTTCAATGCAGAATTTGTCCAGTCAGTTGTATGTCTACCGTTGTGGTATATAGTTCCACCGAAGTATGGTTTTTTATTATGCCCTTTAATTCCACCCTCAAAGCCAACTTTTTTAGCAAAATATATAGAACTATTCATATCCCAATGCCCACCGAGATATGCTATATCTCTAAAATGAACAGATCCACCATTAATTATAGTCTCACTTGAATTATAATCCTGATAAAATGGACCATTAAAATAAAAGTCACATGAATTAGTCGTAAGCTTCCCATTTATATAAGTGAACCCATCAATTTGTACATCCACGTTACTTTCGAAATCAGTATTTCCACCTAACTTAAATGCCGCCATTGGAGTGAATGTAGTATCAGGAACGGTATCATATACAGTATCTATTTTTATTTCAAGACCATCAAGATAATATAAACAAACATTAGAGGATCTACCACCACCCTGAGATTCCCCAATAATTTCTATCTTAGCAATCATATATTGAGGATCGAATGCAGTTAATATTGCTTTATATTTATTTTTACTACCACTCATAGACACATAATGAGTAGAATCTCCTAAAATATAATAATCTACAATATCACTATCATGTATAGCATTCATAGTAAGAGATAAGTGGCTTATGAGAGAATCAAATATATCCGATGTATCTTCAGATTCTATTAATTTAGTTGCATGATAAGCGGCATTAATAGTATTCATTCTCGCCTTTTCAGTAAGACCCGAATACACACCAGACATTGCATCTGATCCTGCAAGTTTAATTAAATTCATTCCAATAAATGATACTGCTAGAAGTGCCATTAATACATATAGTAAAGTAACACCTTTTTTATTTCCCACCATACTTAACACCAATCATCATCCGATACGAAACATGTTTAGTCTCTAAGACCGGACCGTTTTCTGTGAATATTTCATAACGTAAGGTTGCATTTATAATGACTAGATATGCACCAGAACCAACAACTCTACCATTTAAATTCCTACCATCCCACACACCAACACCGACATTTTTTCCATCTGATGCGGTAACCCAATCCATATCCATATCAGATACTACACGATTACCAACAGCATCGAATATATTTATTATACCACTACAATCATTTAATGTCAATGACAATCTAGTTCTTATTATTATAGCAGACCCATAATTATATTTATATGCGGATATATTAAGATAATCTAACACATCATAATTAATCGGAGCTGGAGTGTTGTTATGTATAATTAATGGGTTATCTATTATATGATAATCAATAGTTTCTTTAGGTATTACTATTATAGTGTAACGAGCAGTATCCATCATCCCATTAGCATCTTCTAGCTCAATAAAGAATGAATCGTATACAAAGCTCCCCCTAACTAAATTAGGATGCGTATAACTAACCATACCATCATCTATTGTAGCAACACCTTCCATAGGGTCAACCACAATAGATAATGTATACGGAAATATTGTAATGAACAGTAATACTATTAGTATTACCGATTTCATTATGGTGCTACAGTATTAACAACAGGTTTAAATGTAACAGTCTCCTGCTCAAATACCTTGACTGTAGTGTCGTTGATATTGAACAATAGATATTTTGGGTATATATTAACATACACAAACGCAGAATCAGTAATAACTGAACTCATAGCATGATGCACATATACCGGAATAGTATCTTGGAGAATTCCATCCGACCCATCAGAATAAGCGATAGTGGAATCTGAATATCCTACCACCGGACCAGCAACTGTAGTTGGTAGCCATGGGATATCCCCAGCAACAAATGTAATAGTTGAATCTGACACCGTAGCAGTACCATTATGGATAGTAGAATTACCCTTTAATGATAGGTAATACTCATCAGCAAATAATGCGGTCACTGCAAATAATAATAATAATGTAAATTTTAACATACCAAACCTCCATAGTTTATTGTATATCAGTATTTATATAAACTGTATCTAATCTATATACTTTAATTAGAGTATCATTCATATAAAACTTGTCACATTCATCATCATCATAAATTGTTATAACAAAAGATTGTATGATATATGTTAAATTAAAATCATAAATATCTATTGTGAATTCTTTATCTATATTACAATCATCATTATCTATAATAGTAAACTTTATATCTTTTTTAGGGTATACCTCAAATGCATTATACACCAATCTACCAACAGCCCGTGATGTAAAATCTACACCCCTAATGGCAGTCCCATCAACTACTTTATATTTATATCTCCTCTTGCTCCACGACCAACTATTAATTTTAACTATAAAATAATCTAATCCATGATCTTCATACACCTCAGTCGGCGACAAATCAAATGTAACTGAAAATACAGAAACACTCAATAATAATATTAAATATAAATTCTTCATTAGTCAGGATCAACTACATTTGGGGTATTAATAATACTACCACCCTCTAAACAAGTTATAGTGTCCGATTGAATAACTGGATTGTGTGTGTTTTGATCATTCTCAAGAATTGTTATTGTCACTTGATATGGATCTGTAGGTAATGTTATATTAGCGGTAGCATCATACAACTCAAGAATAAATGTTTCATTAGGTTCAGCTATAGCATCATCAACTATCGTTAATGGTATAAGCATCTCACTAGAACCAACGACGAAATGTAAAGTCCCTTGTAGAGTAGCAGTTATATCAGAATTTATAGACGCACTACCATCAACAAACTTCCAACTTAGCACCCCAGTACTATCTTCAGCAGGGGAATTTAATTTAACTTTGATATTAACATTACCATCAGTTTCATCGAATATTGTATTTTCAACCGAAACTCCTGTAGTGTGAAATTCTTTACCTGATGTAAGACCTGCAATCAATTCAAGAATATCATTATTACCTGAGTTATTACTTAATGCGTTATATATATCAGTAAACACAAACACTCTACCGTTTTGATATGCTGGTAATAAATTATTTTGATTATAAGCAATACCAACATAAGCACCATCTACTCCGGGCTTCACCCAAATATCAACATCAACTGGTTCTGTGATCCAATTGGTTGCGGCATCAGCATCAAACACACCATCATCAATCCATAATGAACTAACTCCAGGTTCACTTGAACCATTAACCCACTGTTTTGCTGTATATTTATGTCCATTATACGCAACTTCATCACCACCATTATAGGTGATGCTATTGTCCCATAATTCAATAATCCTATGAGTAGAGTCTATGGTGATAGTATGCTTAACATATTTATCCCATTTTTCGGTATATGATGTATCAGGGGGTACTGGAGCCTCTGTTTGTAGTGCTGGAATACCAACACCCATCAATGATTCTGTTGTATGTCCATAAGCAGAAGCTGTATATGAATTAGACCCTAATTTAGCAGCTAAACTAGGCTCAACATTTAGTCTTGGATCATTGGTATATGTAATAGGACTTGTTCTAAAATCACTATAATTTGTAATAGTTATACCTTCACCACTAACCGTCTGTAGAAAGGTACTTATATGAGCATGAGTTTGTCCAGGACCATTAGTATATGAACCATTCTGGTCATGGTCTGTTAAAAACGCAACATTACCACCATTAGCTAAATAAGACGGTAATATATTAGTAACTGTATTTGTTGATGGTTCATCGAAAGTACCATCAGCCATACCACCAGAAGTCCAATTTTTATAATCAGCAAACCATATTTGATCGTATTGAGATATATTAGCTGGGGTATGTTCTACAATAGTAACTTCAACATCACCTAGAGTCTCTAAATGAGCTTTCCAATCCGTTAATTGAGTTTCCCCTGAACCACCCCACTGTCTACCGACTATAAGTATCTTCGTTTGAGAAAACGTAATCACAACAAACACCATAATAATCAAACTTAGTAGTTTCATACCCACTCCTATATATCAAAAATAAAATAAAATCTGAGGATCATTACCTATATAATAATCTCCAGTAAGAGAACTACAATTAACAAATGTAGTATCATTCACCATCTTCATACCATACCCTTCATGAATATGACCAAATACATGAACATCTGGCTTCACTCTATCAATAGCATGTAATAAATCACCATCACCAACAGACCCTTCATCTAATTCATCGCATATACCAAATGGAGGTCCATGAGTTATTAATACATTAGTATCTTCTGGAATCATATCCCAATATTTATTGATAGCATCTCCAGGTCGTTCATTGAATGCCCAATCATAAAACCATTTAGTAATCGGACTACCATAAAACTTAACTCCATCAATAACAATAGCACTATCCTCAAGATAAGTAACTCCTGGAAATAAAGCTAATACATCATCTATATCATCTTGAGTTCTTGCTATTGGTTGTTTATGATCTAACGGTCTATTAAAATCAAAAAAGAAATCATGATTACCTGCAATACATATCTTATGTTTATTCGGTCTATCTTCAAACCACGATAGAAAAACCATAACATCATGCTGAGATCCTACATTAGTAAAATCACCAGCATGAATAATAACATCAGCTGAATCGAAATCATACTTAATATCATCACTTAAATTGTCATACCACTCATTATGTTTAGTGTGAGTGTCACTTATCATTGCTATTTTCATAAAATCTCCAATCCATTAATATTAATGATATACAATACCCTCACCTCTTTCCCATTGGGTCTTAGTAACAACTGTCACATTTGGATGAGTATTCCCCAATTCAGTTCTCCACGCACCTAAACTATCAGTATCTGGTATTGTTAAATAAACCGGCTGACCGTCAAACCTCAACGCATAATCCCCTATATGTGGTATACCATCAGTACTCTTATAATGATCAAAATGTATAACATGTAGATAAGGGAATCCATCATCAAATGCATGATTACCGATATATATAATAGACTTAGGGAATCTTAAATATCTTGATTCTTCTATTACAGAGCCAGGTTCACATGATGAACTTCCCTTAGCCAAACTCCAACCATAAAATGCATAATCTCCTATAACTCTAACGCTATCATCATGATAATAATCATCTGTTGGCACAGCAAATACAGGAAGTCCACGATATTTACGCCAACCATAAAATGCATAGCTCCCAATATTAACAGCATATTTTAACATTAGAGGTTCATATGAATATGCACCGATTGCATCTGTAAATGTCGTAGGATCAGTGTAACTATAATTACTAGCACGGTCGGGTGGTAAATACCCATCAATAGAATCATTACCATATTCATAATACTCAGACGAATCCCAATCCCAAGGCTTTACCCCCTTATTCATATCACCACGATAATCACCGTCTTGCATCCATAGTAGAGATACCCAGTTATCTTCCTGTAAATGTTCATGAGCTTCCATACCAAATGAAATACCAAATCCACCTTCATACTTAGAATCACTATACCACCAACGTTGGATACGATACCCTTTATATTTAGCCTCATTATTACGCAGACTGCGATCATCGGTGGTTAATTGATTATAATAATATGCACCAGTCCCCGAATAATCAGTATTCAGAGAATATGCTATGTATTTTTCAGGAGTAACCGCTCTACGTAGTTGTTTGATAACCTCCCTTCTAGCATAATAATAATCCCAACCATCAGACACAAACGCCTTAGCTAACGTATCAATCACTCCTTCCTCAGATATATAACCCATAGCACCCCATACCTTCTCACCTTCAAGACCCTTAAACACAACCCTTAATGGGCTACTACTAGAATCGAAAAATAAACCAAATATACGACCTTTATACGCAAATCCACCCATAACATATCGACTATTATCAGTCCTCTTAAAATTATTAGTATAAAGACTCCAACCACTACTAGACCGAGAATAACTATTGTAATATCTACCATTTTGATCTTTAACGCTATCATCTCGTGTATAATACACGAATTCGGCAGCAGCCCTTGCATTCTCCCATCCATAAAACGCATATGCACCAATATCAATCCTGTGTGATGCCCATATATTAATAGTCAACCCATACATAAAATTAGACCAACCAGAAAACGCAGCAGCCCCAATATCATCTCTAGTAGACACAAACAACCCACCACATCCAGTAACGTCATTAGGTATACATATAACAGAATTCCATCTACTAAAAGCAAAATAATCTATTTCACCGTCTATATTAGATGAAAATCCAAATCTAGTACTTTCCCAACCTTCAAACACAGATCTATTATATTTTGACTGAGATGGTAATGTAACAACACCGGGTAATAATGCAGATTTCCAATCACGAAAAGCATTACCACCAATAGTTATATTTGAATTTACGATATAACCACTTCTTCTAACGCTAATACCAATACCCAATATATCACGGGAATGCCTATAAGAACCAGATGAATGCTCTCCTATAGGCTCGAATGTAACGGATGTAGATGATATCTCAATAACCTCACCTATAACACACACGCCAGTATTATCATTATCATCCCACTCAGCAATATATAAAATATCACCAACTATAAGTGGTGTATTAAATTTAGTATAATCTATATCGATAAGTTTTTGTCCAGTATATTTACCAGTACTCAAACGAACCATACTATCGGGTAATTGATATCTATCATATACTTCCCCAAAAGTCACACCACCAGTATAAGATTCCCAACCTCGAAATGATTCAGTACCTATAGTATTCACGCTACGTGGAACTTCTAAAGACTTATCAGAATTAGCATGACCCCAATCCTTAAATGTAGAATTACCAATATGTTTAATATTACTCATATAACCTCCCACGCAACATAGTATATAGATCAGTATCAGTTAAATTAATAATAGATAATATATAATCTATATGAGTCGTTCCGTGTATAGCAACACTAGCATCAAAATGGTAGTGTAAATTAATAACTTTACTATTATTTATATATATAGTAGAATCATTGATACATAAATCATTTATATCGTCTAATTTCCAAAAAGCAACATTCATCCCGTAATCTAACTCAGATATAATATAATCTCCGGACTCTAACACAACGCTAAGAGGCTTCTGTTCATAAAAATAATATTGGTTAGAGTCAATAACCAATCGCCAATCATTAATCAAATCAATATTAGTAGCACCAACCATACCAGCATTATATTTACCATACATAATATCATCTTCTTCAGGTTGATCTTGAATAGATAATGCAATATCAAACTCTTTATGATATAAACTATTTAAAAATGATTGAGGAATCTCATTGACAAATACCATATCAGCATCTAACAAAAAACAATAACCATATGTAGATATAGATAATAACATTATATCTAATTTAGTTTGAACTAAAGCTCTATAATTATCCTTAGATGTTCTACGTTCATCAATACTCATCTTAGTACTATTAAATATAAAAGTACCACTATCACCAATAAGTAAATGCAAATCCATATCCAACTCATCTTTATATATATCATATACATAAGAATCCACAGATAAAATCCATTTAATATTATGATATCGCTCGATAGAGTACTTTAAATAAGTAAACTCCTTATATATCCGCTCACTTACAACACAACATACTACCAAATAATCCATACAGCCCCTGAATGCGGACGACGAAACCGCCGCCCGCTATAAAAACTTACTTAATCTGAATATTATTAGAAACAACAACTTCAGCAAAAGCATCAACCCCATCAACCCCAGATTTAATAGCAGCAAGAAGTGCAGTCTTATCCGCTTCAATTTTAACCTTATGATATTCAGATGGAATATCATTAACATCAACACCATCTTTAAGAACAGTCTTTGTGCTCTTACGCCATGAGATAGACATCTTAGGAGTTTTGATCTGTTCACCTGAAGCAATAAACGCAGACAAATACTCTTTAATTCGTTTAGCTTCATTATCATAAGTCTTTTTTAGTTTATCGAGGCGTGCTTTTTCAGATTTAATAGTATTAGAAAAAGCTAGAACATCTTTATATAAACATGCTAGTTGTTCCGCTTTATCTTCATATTCACCTTCAATTGACGTGATCATATCTTCAAGATAATCAGAAATCACACCATCATTTTCTTCAGCCTCATTAAAGGCAACTTCTCTGAGTTCATCGAGCTCATTTGTAATGTCATACATATTTCTCATTATATGCATCCTTTGGTTATAGTTTATAATTCCGTATATAGTATATATCAATCCCAATCATATGTCAACTAATTTATATAAGTATCTATATATACAAACAACATCGGAGAGTTTATGGCATATTTAGAATTTCTAGGAGCATGTGAAACAGTAACTGGTAGCAAATTTATAGTATCAAATTCAAAGAAAAAAATATTATTAGATTGTGGGATGGTTCAAGGACATAAAGACGATGCTTATTTAGAAAATCTAGAATTCTCAAAAAACACCCCTGACGTTGACTACTGTATATTATCACATTCCCATATAGACCACTCTGGTATGCTACCTTCATTAGTTAAGAACGGATACACAGGTCCTATATATTCAACACCAGCAACAAGAGATTTATGTTCTCATATGCTCAGAGATTCAGTTGCAGTATTCACTAAAGAACTTCCAGTGATAAACAGAATGTTGAAAAAGAAAAAGAAGCATATACAGACCTCTTTATTATATACGACTGATGACGTGGCTAACTGTATGGAACACTTCAAAACCATCCCATATGATACCCAGGAAGAGCTATCTGAAGGTATTAAAGTATCTTTACATGACTCATGTCATATACTAGGATCATCATCAATAAGAATGGATATCACTGAAGATAATGTAAACCATCGAGTTTGGTATACTTCTGATATAGGAGATGATGATTCTAAGTTGTCTCATAAACTAAAAACTCCACAAGATATAGATTATCTCATTATAGAATCAACATACGGAAATAAGAAGAAACGTGAAGATGAAGACATCCAACAATTAATGATGGATTATATTATAGACGCATATAAACGAGGTGGTAAATTAATTATACCGGCTTTCTCAGTTGCTAGGATGCAAACTATAATAGTTATAATCCACAAATTACATCTAATGGGTCTAATCCCAGATATCCCTGTTTATGTAGATAGTCCATTGGGAGTTAAAGTGACTAAACTATATACTAAATATGAAGACTTATTAAATACAGATAATCTACGATACTTTACTGATACAAATATAGACCCATTCAACGGCGAAATGATTGAATATATATCATCTATGGATGAGTCAACCGCTATAGCACAACAAACAGAACCTTGTATTGTTATATCAGCATCAGGAATGTGTGAAGGTGGTCACATCAGAGAACATTTAAAGTATACAGTGGGTGATAAAAATTCAACTGTATTATTTGTTGGGTATAATGCGGAAGGAACTCTCGGACGAAGACTCCAAGAAAGTAACGGACAAGCTACTATAGACGGAAAACAATATAGAGTTAGATGTAAGATTGAAACTATTAAAGGATTATCGGCTCATGCTGATATAGAATCATTAGTGAATTATGTAAGAGATGTTGTGTCTACTAATGACATAAAAAATATATTCTTAGTTCATGGAGAAGAAGATTCTATACATAACATGAAACATCGACTAAATAGTTTAGGGATAACCAATGTGATTATCCCTAAAATAAATACTAAATACCAATTATAATTATATCAAATAATTATCTATATAATATGATATAGATTCAGTCTTAGTTTTGGCAGCTGAATTGGCAGCTGCTACTTTGGCATTAAGATCCATAGCAGACATAATACGAGTAAGCATAGCTCTACTCATTGGAGCAGAATTTCCTCTACCTCTAGTATGCTCAACACCAGGACCGTTCTTATACCTATCAGTCAACTCCTTCATAATAAGACGTAACTCATCTGTTGTAAAATCCATCTTAGACATAGCCTTAGCTTTTTTAAGAAATTCATTTTCAGTTTCTGTATTTCTCATGGTATCAGTTATAAGGGCATAGTTTGGTAATTTTTTAACATCATCATCATCTTCTTTTTCTTTACTAGGAATTATAGGGGATGGTTTAGGGTCCTCATATCTAGTATTAGTCAATCCATCAGCACGAGCCTTTATAGCTCTTGCCATTTCAGGACCATATTTATCAATAACCTTATCATAGAAATGAATAGTAAATGCTGGCGATGAACCAATACTGGTTTTAAATACAGCATCTACAAAATTATTAAATACACCAAAATCGCCATCAATAAGTTTATCTACCCATTTATCCACAATAGGTTCTTGTTCACTACCACGAACAAATTTCTTATTATCAGAATTCTTATTATCAACAACGGCTTGCTTCATCTCTTCTTTAAATTCATCAATCACGGAATCATCAGACGGTTCATCACTATCTTCATCAGAATCCCCAAAATAATTATTTAAAAACTCGGAGTAATTAGACCCTAGTATATCACTATACTCAATATCACCAGACTCTATCTTAGACCGTAAAGCCTCCATATATCTATTAACATATGTTAATGTTGGACCTAAATCAACTTTCTTTGATACTTTCTTTGATGCTGAGTCTAATCCTTCTTTCTGCTTATATACATTACTCATACTAGCAACATCTAATTCATCAGCAGCAGCATTCAACCATTTAACTAAACTAGCAGACCCCCTAATAGAATCATTGCCTGATAATATTTCACGACCAACCATAAACAATATAGGATACATCGGTGAAGTTTCTCGTAGTTGTTTCATCAATCTACTCTTAAACATATTAAAACTATCTGGGTCATGAAGAGACATTACATTACCATTAGCATCAGACATGGCATCATTAACTAATCTAAGAAATAAATTTGCTAATCCTAGAGCACCTTTATGTCTATCATCTAATTTTAGTCTTTTAATACTAGCCTTTGAATTATTATGACTTTCGGCAAATTTTTTAAAATATCTAGCGAAAGCCGCTGCTATTGAATTAATATCACCTTTAGATTTAGCAGTATCAAATTTACTTTTGAATATAGTTGATTTTTTCTTACCATTGTATAAATCACCAGAATCTTTATGTACATTAATAGCAGAATCTCTTGGAGACTTACCGTATGGTTTATATGGGGTTCTTTCTTTAGCTTCGTATATCATACTATAGGTATGTTTCTTCATATTAACACTCCGAAGTTATTATTTATTCTATATACATATTTATATAAATATCAAATATATCATATTAAGCCTTGACATACGAAAGGTATTGGTATATATTAGTATGGGATTCAAAGTATAAACTTAGAAAAAGGATGTTTCAATGGTGATTAACCATAGAATCAACTCAGACGACAGCGATAAGCTACAGCAACAGATTCAGCAACAACTCGAAGAACAGCAATCTGATGGTAAAATTATGATATCTGGTGAGTATCATACACTATTCATTGAAGAAGAAGCTCCTACATACGAAAACATTACTGTTGAAATTGATGGGAAACCGTTCCTTCTTGAGGATAACCCTCTAGTATTAAACAAAGAAGCTATCCCTAAACATAAAAAGTTCACTCTCTTTGTTGAAATGTTCGGTCATGAAAAAACACAACTACACCATGTACTCTACGCATTACGTAAAGGTGAAGAAAACGATACATTTGAAATTCGCATCGATTCTCCTGGTGGGTATATGAAAGAAGGACTCACTCTGTATAATATCATGAGAGAAAAATTCACAAACCGAACAGTTACCTATTTAGATTCTAGTGCCTATAGTATGGGAGCTCTTCTATTTAGTATGGGTGACCAGCGTATTGTATATGAGCATAGTTCTCTTATGTATCATAACTATTCATCTGGTGCGTTTGGTAAAGGTGATAACCTAAAAACATACATTGAACATGAAGAAAAAAATACCCATAACTTCTTTAAGAATGTTATTGTTGATAAGGGATTCCTTACAATGGCAGAATTTGATGAGATGCTTATCGGTCGTGACTTCTGGTTTGATTGTACTGAATTAGCCCAACGAGGTATTGCTACTCATGTTATGGTTGATGGATTTCTTCTTGAGGGTGCTGATTATCTAGAATATAAAGATTCTGAACTAGATATTGAAACATACATCACTATCAAGATTAATGAAATTATGAATGAAGAGGACTTAGAGGTTATCGAAGAACCTAAACCTAAAAAGAAAAAGAAGAAGACTGAAAAGAAAAAGTCTGCTCCTAAAAAGAAGAAGACTGAAAAGAAAACAGAAAAGAAGTCTACTAAAAAGACTACTAAGAAAAAGAAATCTACTACTAAGAAATGATTAGTAGTACGATAAATAAAAAGGAGTTGGTGAAAACCAACTCCTTTTTTTATATCATAGATATGAAAACATCCATACTATCAAGACGATTTAACCAACCATCCTCATATTTAGAGTATACATCATTATATACGACTAGATTTTTATAATAAGTCTTACGTGTATATCTCATTTTATTATAAATTTCTTCATCAGTCAATTCAGATGAATCCAAATACAATAATGTTAATGAATCTATTCGACCAGTCCTTTTAGATTCAGGCATACCTAATATACGCTGAAACATCTTATTGGCTCTATATGGTCCTATATTTACTTCGCTGTCCATAAGTATTGATGCTGATGCATTATACCCACGAGTAACAAGCGAGTCCAAATTATTTCTATCCCAAAACATATATTTGTAGATTTCAACAGCTTCATGTTTCTTTAAATTAACAATAGACTTAGAATCAATTCTACCAAAATACGCCTTGTATGCATGATTAGTTATCCCCATGCGAGATTCCTCCTTAATAGTAGGATCGTTCACATAAGAATTACCTTCACACATAATAACAAAACTGATAACCGAATCGGGCAACCACGACATATCATCATAGAGAGTATACTCTCCTGTGATAATAGAATCACCTACATATAAATCGGTAACACCCACCGGAGTTAATGTAGCATATAACAACGATGCGTATACAAAATATTTTTTTAAGATAACACCCCCTTAATCAAAAAAAGACAGCCAGATAACCTGACTGCCTTTTATTTATACATTTTACTCATGTTCTATAGCAAACACAGAACCTTCTGAAATTAAGAACAGCTCATCTCCACCTGGGTTATTTAATGAAATCTCTGTCATCTTGCGATACAATACGATATCACCAACCTTAACTGTTAATGGGACCACTGATTCCCCTGCAATTCTACCCTGACCCACAGCAAGCACCTCTCCACGAGAATACTCTAACGCAGTATCAGCATCAGGAATATAGAGACCACCTATAGTAGTCTCCTTTGCTTTTCTTGGAATGATAATAATATTATCATACATTGGTGTATATTCAATCATACATCCTCCTTAAATAATTATTTCCATAATTGTTTTCTTATTTTTAATCTTACCAACAGACTTAGTATTATAAGCCTCTAAATCTTTATCAATATCATAAGTATATGGATAATCATCAACATTCTGTAAGTCTAACTTCATTGCATCCATAGTACCATCACTATTAATAAAATAAAAGTTTTGTGATGCATGACTATGAAGATTAAGTCCTACATCAGAATATGCGTTATTACCAACTAAAGATCCGCTACGGAGCAATGTATCAGTAATATTAACTTCATGTAGATGACCACACATAATATAATGAACTAGAATACCCCGTTTTGCCCACTTACTAATAGACTTACTTAAATCAGTACCAGACATCTTACCTAACCGATGCCCATGTACAATCAAAATAGTAACACCATGAACATCTAACAAATATTCAAAAGTATTGCCAGATACAAATTCAATAGCATTACCAGCATCCTCTAAATACAATTGAAGCATCTCATAAATAACAAAATCAAAATTATCAGTAGCCATTGAATCTAATTGAGTGTACTCTTCACGAATACGACTTTCATTACCAGTAACTGAAATAACCTTAACATTAGCAATCGTAGCAATCTCAGCAATAAACTGGGCTAATAGTTTAACTGCTAAAAATGAAGCCATTGCTCTATTGGTCGCCATTGATAGTAACTCATCTAATCGTCTATCAGAATTAAGAAGATCTCCAGTGAGTACAATATACATAGTTTCAATATTTCTATTATTAGTATTAGTGATAACCTTATTAGCCATCATCTTTAATCGTTTTGCGGCAACATTAAAATCATACTTATTGCCAATAACATCAACTAACTCATTCAAGTGTAGGTCAGATAAATGAACAACACCAATAGTACCATCAACGTAATTAGTTTTATGAGATAAATCGAGATTGCTTAAATCAATCTTCTTCGCTTTAACAACCTCACGCAACTCAGTAACATACTCAATCACCGCATTATCACCCCGTGCATGTTCCCGGAACGATTTATTAGCGATTCTATTCTTATCTCTATACTTCTGAGTAGTTTTAGCCATCTTAACATTTTCAGTTAAGATATCACTAAAATCATCAGTGTCTATAGGCTGACGTTCAGTCCCACATGTATTACACCGATAGCGTTGTTTATTACGTCTCCATCCAGCAGTTCGTATATCGTGACTGCGACAATCAGGATTTGCACATATTAACATACGTATCCCCCATTCAAACTAACCATAAACTCTCCTGTTATGTGTTATTATCAACTATTCAATTCTGTATATCTAGGCACATCAATAGACATTTTAAAACTATCCATTGGTGTAAAAATCTTCAAATTCTTACGTGCTCTAGTGATAGCAGTATATATCAATCGTTTAGACTCGTATATGTTATTACTATGTATATAAATTACATAATCAGCTTCACTACCCTGAGATTTAAATACAGTTAGAGCAAATGCGAGTTTAACACTTTCGTATGTATTAGATAGAAAAAACACAGTATCATCATCAAGACTACGCACCTGAGCAAACCCACGACCAACACTGATAACTTCAGCGACAGTTCCATTATTAACTCTAACGGTTCCCTCATTCTTATCATCTTCGATTCGGTCATTCATTGTGAACACTATCTTAGAACCAACCCAAAACACAGGAATACTTTCCCATTTAATCTCTTCTTCATCCTCAGTAGCATCATCGAATAAAACTTCATACCAGTCAATAGTTTTGTTTTGAAGGCGTTTATAGCATAGGTAATTGATGTAGTCTATGTATTTATTAGTATGAGCCAACATAATACATTTATTATCCTTATACCATCCAATATCATTCTTAAATAATCTATCAACTAGTGATTCTAAAAAGACCTCTTTATTATGATGATCATACCCACCAAAAAATTTCTTATGATCTGCTGGAGATATTTGAGGTTTATTAAGAACTGCCCCATATAATGATAATAAATCTTCATCCGTAGTTCTGAAAATTTCAGTCAACTCATGAACTGGAAATAAATTACCAACAATAATATCTTCGAAAATCTGACCACCACCGATTGGAGGTAACTGATTTTTATCACCAACTAATAAATATTTAACTCGTCTTGGGTCACTAATTATAGAATCAACAGCACGAACCAAATCATTAAACAAATCACTAGACATTGTTGAGGCTTCATCAATAATGATAATATCAGCATCAACTAATCCATTCAAACTCTGAACCTTTAATGTTGAAATCATACTATGTATTGTTTTTGGGGGCATAATCAATTTTTCAATATCAATATCAGACTGCTCCATACGAGAAGCGGCTTTACCTGTAAACGAACAACATAAAATATTTTTACCCTGCATATGAGCATTATCCACAATCTCAGACACCACAAAAGATTTACCACTACCAGCAGGACCAGTAATGCATTCAATCTTTGAATTAGACGTTATAACATTAACAACCGCAGACCGTTGAATATCACTTACAGGTTTTGTTATAATTACATGATCAGGATTAGACATTATAGGTGGTATTGTTTTATTTCTACAATCTAGAATAAACTTCTCACCATAAAAAGCACCCTTACTCATATAATACCCATCATCATCAATAGCAACAATATCACCTTTCTTTTCCACATATTTAATGAGATTATCGAATGGAGTGGTGAATTGTTCTATTTTTGAATGCATTCGCATATCTGCAATATAAACCGCAGATGATCCAGAAAATGATGGTTTCCGTAAAAAGAAACCATTAGCATTATACATAGTAGTAAAGAATGGTTTTTCTTCATTACGTAAACTACGATACCCAGAATCGCAAAACTTAGTAAGTAAATAAGACTCAACAACAATAGGAGGGAGTTCTGTGTTAGTAACAGCTTTATATAATAAGTGTAATACAGGCATATTCACATAGGGAACCGCTAAATACGACACTATATCATCCATATCAATACCCCAAATATCTTTAGATGAGTATTTAATGAAATGATGAATACGAGAAAATATCTTCTCAGTCACACTCCGCCTATAAATATCAGGTAGATCCAACCCTTTAATTGCTGTGATATCCATAAGAATACCACCTAAACCTGGAATAATATTTTTGTGGGTATCATTAACTGCATTAGTTAAGCAGTTATTACTACCAATAATCATAAACATCTCACTTTTCAATTTTATAGTAATATAATACTAATATACACTAAGACTCTACATCTGTCAATGTATTATTTTATATAATCAATTTTTTATTTGTAATGTTTATTATACGCATCGACATATGCATATAATATACGTTTGGTAGTTTTATATATGAATTTGGTCATAGTGTCAGTTTTTCCGGAATTACCAGCAACATTTAATGTTGATACATTATTATCCTCAAAAAATAACATAACATCAAATATGAATGACCCATATGAATCTTTTATATCAACAAGCATATAAGGTTTATTATACTTCTTACAACTATTAACAGTCAGTATAGTACCAGGACTATTGAAATTAGTAGCAAATATCATAGTAGCATCAGAGTTCTTAACATTCCATATTGTACGTGGACGATAAGACTCGCTGGAGGGATGTTCAACAAGACCTAATTTAGCAAGCTCAGGTCGTGGTCCTAGCTTAGTTTTCCACCCTAATGGGACCATACCCCCAGTAGATAAACCAAGATCCATAGCAACCTTTAAACCAGCAACATCAGCACCAATCTGACCGCCAGAAATTATTTTAGAAATCATTATTCGTATAACCCCACAGAAGTTATAACACACCTAATAAATTCATCAGAACTATTTACGAATGGTATAGAGTATGCGTCTCTATCAACACCCAAATATGGGTTATTTTGATTAGTAATCTCAGCATCTCCTACTTGTATAATCTCATATACATAGTCACCAGACTCACCATCCCATTCACGTTTCTTAATAAACACTATATAATTATCTAAATTTTCATCATCCCATTCCCATTGAACGGAATCCTTTTGTATTTTATCCGCACCTAAACTAACTTTAGTACTAAAATAATCTAATTCAAGTTCATCAAAATCAACATACTTCCCAAGATGACCACTAAGAACATCCTTATCATCAATAACACATGAACTATCAATCTTAATAGGGGAATCTGTAATGTCTAAACTCGCATCTACATCAGAAGGAGTCATTCTGGGATTAACGGTGCTTTCATACATAGATAAATATTTTAATATAGACATGATGTTACTCGCCCAACTCTACGTTTTTATAAAAAGAAACAGTGCTGATATCTGGAGTTACATACTCAGTAGTTATTTTATATTTAACCAATACCTGATGTTTCATTTTATTAGATTTAACTGGATCAGTCACTCTGATAACAACATCTTTATATGGATCATCCTCAGTGACATCTAACGTGTCAATTTTCATAGCCTTTGAAAAAGAAGCCCAATTAATATGGTCGGGGGTTACATCTATCATTTGCCAATTACTCATCAATATCTCCGTTTAATTTCGTAAACATTTCTCGTTTAAAGTGGTTCCTGTGTTCAGGACAATATTTAGTATATTCATATAATCTCGGTAGTAGTGTAATAGTAAATTCATTTTCACAACCATCTAATCCACATACACATGTTTGTTGAGTAGCCTGTTTATGATTATGTTTTATTATGGTATTAGTCTCACCGTTATTATCGTTTCGTTTATATAGCTCTTTTCGATACTTAGGTTGTCTGTGTTCATCACAATACTTTGCTTTACCCACACCCATAAAAGATACACCACAACCAGGAAATGCACAAAACTTTTCCTTGATCTTCTGTGGTGGTTTTTTCTTACCTTGATCTTCGCTCACGAATACTCCTCAATTAAATTTATTTATTTTCTACGTAATCTTGCCAATATGTATCAGCCATATCATCATCGATATCACAGGCATCATCATTAACATCTAATGTATCATCTAAAGTCTCATCGTATTCATATAAATCTTCTTCTCTAATACGAACACTATTCCTATTCCCAGAATTCTTATTTCTTTTAATAACAGCACCGTCATAATTACGAATGGTCTTTCCCACTTTTATTCTCCAACCTAAAGTTCTTTATTCCGTTTATATGTATTCATGATAATATCTTTAATTCTTCCCCAGAACGCAAAAATATTATCAGAAGTTAAAGAAGTGTTTCTATTACCTTTAACAGAAGCTTCCTTTCCTTTATTTATATTTAGTTCAATTCTCTTAATAATTTTAGAAAAATCCACACCAACATTTAACATGTTAATTATATCATTGAGTTCACGTTTCATTTTCGATGATGGCATATGTTTATGTATATACACCAACTCACTCATCATATCTATAACATTCTCTCGTATTTCTCTTTGATTTCTACTCATATCAACCCCACGCTAATAAGTATACTATAAATATAAATAATAGTCAACATCAATCAAATAAATTATTATAAAATAATGACATCAATCTAAAAGTTTCATTACGATCTTCTTCACTTACGGTATTATCAAAATCAGACAAATCAAAAAAACCAACAGATATTCTTTTAAGTATAGCCTTCCACAACAATAATCCCTCATCAGAAGAACCATATTGTTCCAGATTATTAGATTTCACCCAATCAGCATCACCGAGCATCACTGGATACCCATAAACCTTATCAGATAAATAATCAACACGCAGGTGTATGTAATCACTAATATGACTAGATAAATCCCATATATCTTCAAGATTAAACCCATATCTAATTCTACCACCAATATTATTAAGTAGAAAAGATCTAATATTATAATAAATGTGTTTAATATTAAATAATTTCTGACCGAAGAATGATCGTATTTTATACCCTAATGTTTTTTTCACAAAAAACGAACAAGACCCATCAGACGATTTAACATCTGATGGGTCTTTAAGTTCAAAATATTCCTCATCGTCAATAGATGAAGTTCCTAGAGCATACGGAACACCACACATAGTGATACCCATATAACGAGTACATTCTTTACATTCAACTCTACTCATACCATAACCTTACTTTAAATTTATTATGCTTAATATATATTACGATTAATAATATATCAAGGGTTATTTTATACGAGAGCTGATATCATCAAGAAGACTGTATGGATTAACCCCATCTTTATTTAAATAAAGGGCTTCTTCTTTATATTTACCAACTTTAATATCACTGTATGCTTTTAATTCATCATCAATGTCCTGCATACTCTCTTTAAGTCTATCGGCAAATGCATCAGCATCCATCTTAGTCATTGGTCGAGATAAAATACGACCCTTTTCACCAAACACAGTAGCCTTAACTACATACATATCATTTTCAGCCATAAATCCTCCGTTTATTCTTCTTCATTTGTATCTTCGGTATCATCTACCACTTCAGTTGGCTCTTCTTGAGCCGTTGTATCTTTTTTAGGAGACTGTTTTCTCTTCTTAGTTCCTGCCTGAGTAATACTACTACCAGCTTTACCACGATATAATCGACCATACTTCTTCTGGAATTCAGTAGACATTGAATTTTCATCATCTTCTGAATAGTCACCGAAGAACTTAGTCACAGTATCCTCTATCTCATCATCACTTAATTCGCTATTACCTTTTGTTCCAGTAACATAGTATGCGATAAATGCCCACAAATGTTTACACAAGAACAATTTACCTTCAGGATTAGTTTTATCAGTCCATGTATTGATCGGAGTTTTTCCATTAGTAGATTTTATATTTTTATTCCGATTAGTTTTAAACCTTTTTGGGAGATCCCATGTAGCCAATCCAGCAGCGATGAACGGTGCATATAACCGATAATAAAAATCTTTACAAGTACAATATAGTTCTTTAACATAAACTTTATCTTTACTTATATCAGCATATCCCCACTGTCGTCTAAACTCTTTTGAGGGTGAAGATTTAAAATTATACTCGGCTCTAAAATACTTAGTACCAGCCAATTCACTAGCACCCGTAATAACAGGAGGTTTGGTTCTAACATCTTTCATTGCTCTATCTACTCTATCCGGAGATAGTTTTCCAGTATTTTTTAATAGAACTTCAGCTTTAATACCCTTAGCAGGTGCTTTTGATCTCTCATCTAATCTATTGAATTCTATACGAGCCATATTTAATGCTGGAATATCAAATTTAATATAGTTACAATCAATACCATTTTCAATGATAACAGAATCATATCCATGTTCAACCGCATATCCAACACATTGAGTTTCAAAATAACCGTCACCAACATCATAATTCAATGAATTGATAACTAATGGTTTATTAAGATGTATTGTCGCTTCAATCATAGTATCTGATAATTTATAATCAGACCAAAATGATATAGTATTATAATCTGAATTAACTCCATACACAGACACGGATTTAGATATACCACTCTCTGATATATTTATGGAATCTTCTATACTATTATAATGACTCGAAAAACACATATACCCTCTTTTTATTATTATTTATATATTTATGCACATAAAAGAATAGCACCATTACGATGCTATTCTTTTATTAATAGTTATAGGATATCCTATAAATAACAATTAGCAGTACTAACATATACAGACTCTTGAATTTCTTCTTTGTCTGCTTTAGCTTTCTTAGCTTTCTTAGCTGGTTTTTTCTTAGCTTTAGGCTCTACTGATTCATCACATTCGCTCTCAGCTTCGTCGTCACCGTACCACTCTTCTTCAAGCTCTTCATCTTCCTCATCTAATTGATCTTTTTTAGATTTAGATTTAGATTCAGAACAACCATCATCTTCTTCTTCGTCGTCACCGTACCACTCTTCTTCAAGCTCTTCATCTTCTTCGCCTTCAAGCTCTTCGTCGTCACCTTCAGGCACTTCTTCACCAGCTTCAGCAATAGCAGCATCAAGAGCCTCTTGAGCATCTTCAAAGTCACCTTCTTTATATTTTTCCATAGCATCAAGAACTACATCAATGGCAATAGACTCATCGCCCATTTCATCATCTTCAAGTTCATCCTCAAGACCAAGATCATCTAACTCAACATCACCGTCAAGTTCCTCAACCTCATCTGTTGCTACTTCATCTTCTTCTTTAATATCTTCAACATCTAAGCTGTCATATAGATATCTTCCTGCTTCACTTAATAAATTACCCATTAGTAACCACCTTCATTATAATTATAATATTTTAAAAATCCCTCTGTAACATCACCGCCCGATTCCATATTATCGGCATCGGTAGATACTTCTATAACATCAAGATAAGGGGATAGATCTAATTGAAACATAGTGTATCCACCAAACTTAACTTTTTCCATCTTCTTATCATCATCCATATCAGCAAAAGAATCTACCTGTATATCTGAATAGTCTACACCATCTTTTAACTCTTTGGGATATACACCAGAAACAATAGCTTCTAATGGAACCTTATTCAAGTTAACAACAGATAAATCATCATCAAATAGAGTAATAACATCATTTCCACTGTTAGTGGCTAATGTCAACTCCCCTTCTTTGATATTGTCTATGTCATCTACATCATCCATACCAATAAAAAATTTAAATAAACCAGGAGGTCCTGAATTTCCAGTATCCTGCATCTCTTCTTGTTCTTTACTAGTAGCACCCATACTTGACATTTTAGCAAACCGATTAGGATTAAACTTTTGTTGTTCTTCTGCTGGTAAACTAGAAATTTTAACTCTAGTCATTTTACCACCAGGAGTTTTATGGACAACTCGTCTAGCTCTCCAGTCTTGTTCAAAAGGCATAAAAACGCTCCAATGTCTTATTTATATGTATTTATATAAATTATTAACTTTCTATTAATTTAACTACATTCTCTAAATCTTCCATGTTAATTACAAACGAACCTTCATGTTCATTACCAGAAACTACATCGGCTTGTATATAGTAATAATCTAGATCCAAATCAGATGCTAATGAGAAAAAACAATTACGATGAGAATCTCCCCGAACTCTAATCTCAACAACAGAACCACCACTAGGCATCCATAACATATTAGTTAATCCAGCACCATGTAAAGATATAACACTAGCCGCATTTTGCATCATACTAACCTGATCTTCCCATACAAAATCTTCGAAATATACGGTACGATACCCATAAGCAGATAAACAAGATATAATAGAATCTTCATTGACCATGAAGCGTCTACTAGCTACACGCCGCCCTATGTAAATTTTATCGCTTGGATTATTAGTAGTGCTAGAAAATCTATCCCTGATATTACACATAAAACTCTTAATATAATTACCACTATCTATTAAGGTACTAACGCATAACACATTAGTATATATCTCAGTAGAATCAGACGGATCATAATACTTCACTCTGAATGGATATTTACCAATAGACTCAACAACATATGATAATCCCTTCCACCCTATAGGCATAACTATAACATAGTCTAATATAGCATCAACATATGTTAATAACAATTCCAATTTAGGGATGATATCACAAAACCAATGAAAATAATTAACATAACTAGAGTTTGCTGGGGTATTATCCCCCCATATATATATAATCATATCACCTTTAGTTCTAACTTCTACCGATTCGGTTACGGTAGATATATTATATTTATTATATTTAACTACCTCATTAACCATAAATAATCTATTATATTCGTGAGAAAATAATAGATTATCAGAATCAATTATATTTACTGGGGGTGTTCTATTAGCAATAATATCCAAAATACAACCTCACTTAATAGCTTCTACATTCAAACTCATAAGCATTCCGCAGTCTTTATCCATATGAGGTAGGTATGCTTGGGAGTAATCATCAACATCACTATGCTCAGTATCACTCCAATCGTACTCACACACCCCAACAAAACCTACACTTAATAGTACTGAATACAATAACCTCTTAGTAAATACCATATAATGATGATCATACTCATTTTTTTGCCCCCCAACCAAAAAACCTAATAGATAAGTTATATCATCATCAATATTAGTATAATAATCAACGACAGCATCAAAACTAGGAACTGATACTCTAAGAATACCGTTTGGTTTTAATACTCGATACCACTCACGTAAAACATCCTCATAATCATTCCTACCTATATGTTCTAATACATGACAAGCGTATATCAACTCAACGCTATTATCATCAATGAAATGTAAATCTGTTATAGATTCTTGATAATCTATATGGTCAAATTCCTGTAAATCTATATGAACAAACCCATCGATGTATTTATCACCACAACCTAAATGTAATTTCATACAATATCTCCTTTATTATATAACAATAAATCAACACAACCTATATGCGATGCCGCCGTAGAATAACTACTACCAAAACTACCATAAATTTTAGAGCATCTAGACAAACACAACATATCTATTATACCAGATTTTAAGTAATTAGCATCACTTCGAATATAACTAGTTTTTTTATATACTACAACCCTACCAGGAAACATAGAAATTATATCACGTTCAGTGTTATTATCATCAGTAGCTAGAAAAAATATAACATTAGAATTTAATAAAATCTCTTTATTCATACTATCAATAAAGAACTGAATTGGTGTCATATTTGAGCTACCAGTAAAATCCCCTCTCCTAATATGAATGCCTATAAATAAATCAACACCAGACGATATAATATTAGAAGCCTTTATCATATATTCGTCTCTAAAATGCAACAAACTAAAATTATAATTATAATCATAAGGCAACGTCATAATAGATATACCACAAGACCTAATAACTATATCATTATTCCCACCAATCATAGATTTTAACATATCAACAGTATCAATACTAGGTATCTCATCATAAACAACAGCATCACTAGGTAAGCTATATACAATATCCATTAATCTATCAGAAAATATAGAATCATAAGATAAAGGTATATACGACATAGTATTATGACGATCCCAATATAATGAAACTTCCTCATCAGCAATACGACATAAATAATACACAGATAACATAACACGAATCATATTAGAAAACCCACCAAAAGGATTTATATACACCATAAACACTCCCTAAAATTGACTAAACACATCTTGTATATATCCCCCATCACACGCATCTTGTATATATCCCCCAGAACCCGTACCATCATACAAATACATATCAGTACCAAATACAACTCCAGCAGTCGTAGCAAATGAAGTTGATGTAGTAAAAGCAAACTTAGATTTTCCTATAGTAACCCAATCAGATATAGACTCTAAATCAACAAAATAAGCAGAATGCCTCATAGGATAGGCACTCAATATAATATTAAAATTAGATAATCTGTCAATAAGAATACGAACAACTTCTTCGGAATCCGAGGTAATGAATACATTACCAGATAATATTCCCTTATCCAACAACACAGAATCTAACCTATCCATAAACATACTAAGTTTTGATAAATTACTATAATTTGAATCATAAAACGATCTAAACTGAACACTAATGTAATCAACTGAGTCATAATCAACGGTCTTCTTAGCTATATTATCTAATTTAGAATTAATACGAATTAAAGGAGACCAATAATATATAAGATAATCATAATAAGAAGAACCACCAATACTAGAAAGCATAGACTCATATAAATCAGTGTAATTTTTATTATTTATTAAGTAATTACCACCCATATCAGTGCCATCACCACACACAATAATATCCTCATCAAAATCAAGAATATTATACATTGCTGTTGGTATCATAGCTGAAGTAAAATTATTAGCTTCTGACGGGGAAAACTTTATAGAAGATAACTCCGATATATCAACACTAGCATCTATAAAATCAAACCCATTAACCATATACCAATCAGTAACTATTAAAGATCTTCCAGTAAACACAGATAGCATACAAACTCCAGCAAATGACCGTAATTGATTACCAAACCCACACCCACCTGGATTATTATATAATATATACTTAGTGCTAATAACAAAACTCCTTTAAATACAAATACACACATTTATACATATTATCTGAATTAAAATATGTATAAAACACTTCCTTAGCCCTCTCAGACATCTTCAACACATCTTCATCGCTAAATGAATTTAATATTTCTGGTATCTTATCAACATCAGCCTCATTTATTGTAACCGAAAACTCATTCCAATCAAGCATAAAACTTAATGGTGGTTGCCAATCATCCGATATAATAACTGGAATAGTACCAACCATCATACTTTCATATAATCTATAGGACGTTCTACCATAACCTCTAGGACATAAACTAAACTTAGAACGTTTTATAGTTTTAATATAATTAGACCTAAACTCAATATCATTATTATCAACACCCCAACCGGAATACCCCTCACATTCATTAGGATACAAATCTATTATTGTTTTCCGTATAGAATGAGTCCAATTAGCACCTTTAAATGAAAATAATAAATCCTTAACAACATCACCATCAATATCAGAAGCGACCGTAGTTCTAGGTATACCAATAAAATTTTTTAATGTATATGATGATTCAGGAGAAAATACTAAACTATCATCACCAAAATCATAAAAACAATCTAAATTATCAAAATTAACTATGTATACAGGATTAGATATTCCCACTCTAGCCTCATCGATAGTATCTTGAACTTCCTGTGAATAATTAACTCCACCAGCATACTTCTGCATATTATCAAAAATAGTAAAATCAAGAATATTCACATCAAAATCTTTATACATATCAATATTATCATATATATGATTTATGATTGTAGTTGTTATCGCATCACCAGTCCATAAACTATCAGTTATATCTTTGTTTATTGGATACTTCGTTTTAATTATTTCCATTATTCAACCTTTTTATTATCCGATATAAAGATTTATGATTATTGTTTGTGGATTCCTCTAAAAACTTCATTATAACATCTCTATGTCTATTATTATCTACATCTCTCACCGTACTAGCATCGTTAATGAGATGTACGTGAGCATTCACAATCTCTTTTCCACTAATACATATCATATCATCACTACCAAAATGAATAGATAAATTAGGATTATTATTCATCTTCCAGTAAGCAACATTAAACACATCCTCAAGTTCACCAAAAGTATAGTTACAAGTATCAACAGCTAACTCAAATGGTTTCTGTTCGAAGAATAAATCATCACTCATATAAGACTCCCACTCATCAATAAACTCATCAGATCGAATTACTATCATACCAACATTATATTTGCCATACTTCTCTTCAGCAACCTTATCTATAAGATTATGACTAGTAGCCATAACATCAATAGAGCTATTTGTAATATAGTCTAAAAACGTTTTACCAAAAGGAGACAACATTATCATGTCAGTATCCATAATAAAAGCATACCCATGTCTATCCATAGACATTCGAGCGATATCCAATTTAGTCTTAACTAAATTATAAAATTTACGGTCTTCATTGGCATCAGCAAATCTATGAGATCCTTGTTCTTCAACTAATACATTACATTCAACATCACTGAATATAGGATCAGATAAAACTTCAGCGGTTTTAGCATCAGTAGATAATATCCATTTACAATTTTGATGATACTGTAACATTGATAATCTAAATAATAAAAATTCATTTATCACATTCTCAGTAACAACAGAACACACGTAAATATCATCATCCTTATAATCAACATTAATATATGGGTTATAAGCGTAAGCATTATGAACGATGATGTTATCCTCCACTTTGTGATAAGAATAACACGAATTAACTAATAAATAAGGAGAAGGCAATTTAGTACTTTCATCATAATTCCTAATAGCCGACTTATGATTGTGATATAATATAACATCATTAACAGGATTTAATACCGTATATCCAGCCTCTTTTATCAATAAAGCAATCTTATTGTCACAGCCAAGAATACCCATAGTAAAATCTCCCGATATATCCTTAATTTTACCTTTAAATAACCAAGCATCTTGAGACCCGGCAGGATTTATATCCTGAACCCATGTTAAATTATCAGTAGATATAAGTTCTTTTCTACTAAGAACCCAAGACTCACCATAATCAATATAAGTTTTAATACGTTTCACGCTATCTTCTAATAAAAAACAATCAGAATTGATAATCATATTAATATCATCTTCATATGTCCTATCATTAATCATATCAAACATATGCGAATATGTAGGTCTATCATCAACAGAAATTAATTTAACTTTTTTAATATTTAATATGGGATCATTTACTAATTTTTTATCATCTATAACTAAATATATATTATCAATCTCTTTATTTTCTATCAATTTATTCAATGAAAATTTTAACTCTTCATTACGATTATCATCAGAATCAATATAATAATTATAATAAACATTAAATTTACCATTAAAATCAACCCCCTCAGATATAATATGTCTGATATGATGTTCTTGCCAATCAGCATCAGTCCGCAATTCAATTATTTCATAATTAGATAAATTTCTATTAATATTAAATCTAGGTATGGCTCCATCTAATAGATGCTTATTACGAACACCTTCAGGATCACTAATAATAAACTTATCAGGATCTATTATATCATAAACACTTTCTCTATTAGACCGACAACCAACCATTACTTTATCAAATAAATGATCTTTTAAATAATCAGCAACATAATTAGCCCACATACGTTCATATTTAAGTTCACCTAACCAAGGACCAACCATAAGAACTTTCTCTATATGGTTTGGTTTGTTTGGATGATCGTTAAACATAACAACACTACACTTCTCTGAATATGTAAATAAAAGAATATTATCTTTAAAATCATTCTTCCACATACAATAATCAAATACTAATTGATCCCGCTTGGTATTATTCTTCGGTGAGATTTCTCCCCATACAGAATCACTAAACTTAATTAAATTTTCATCCTTAAATTTACGAACAGACAATCCAGTTTCAACCATAATAGTATATTCATCAGGATATCCAGAATTAAAATACCCCTCAACCTGATTAATCATATCAGATTTAATATCTTTATTCAATGCTATATTAGCACCTAATTCTTCTTTAAGAGTTGATCTACTAGGATGTTTTTCAATATATAACGATTTATCGGATTTAGATAAAGTATCAATAAACTTAACCAAATTTTTAGTATTAAATTTAGTAAAACTACAATCAACCCAAACCATAATATCATATTTATCATGATCTAAATAAACATGAGGTTGCCATTTATAATAATATGAAGATCTAGCATTATCACCAGGAACTTCCATATCTTCAACATATCGAATATCCCACACACTAGACTCTAAACGCTTCATATTAGTATAGCATATCACATCAAACTTATCAATATCATAATCAAATGATGGTAGTATTGAATCGTAAGCCCCCATAATAGACGTTACAATAGCAATCTTCTTATCCATAAACCCGCTCCAAATCAATTTTGTATTCATATAATGGTATGTCAATTAACATAGATTTATTGTATTTATATAACGTTTCTAAACAAAAATCATAGTCCTCCCCAGTACCATCACCTTTTCTACATAAAGAGACATTATAGGGCTCTTTCCATTCAATATCATCTAATACCTCCCTACGAATACAAACAACCCCTGTACCTATCCTAAAACCAAATTCAGCACCATAATACCGAGTATAATTCCACACACTAGCTAAATCTCCGAAAGGTAAATATCGTTTTGTTAATTCATCGGATGTAACTACTCTAATCTTTGAGTAATCTATATCCAACATAGGGACGGGTCTATTAAAATTTATAGTATGATTCAATGCAACAATATCATATTCTTCAAAATAATGCTTAACAACTTCCACTCGTTGAGGTGAGGGTATATCGTCATCATCTTGATATATAATTAAATCACCAGAAGTTAACTCTTTTGTATGTGATCTATTATTTCCGGCACTAACCATTAATTTCTGAACATACAGCTTAACATTATCCATCTTCTGTATATCTATAAGTTTATCTATAGATTCTTGAGTATCTACACCAGAAGCATTAATAACTATCTCATCAGGAACAACAGTGCCGGAATTATAAATATTAACGATATTTTTTAAATTATCAAAACTTCTTGGTATAGAAGGTATATAAACACTAATTTTCATCAATACAACCTTAATAATAAATATCAACTAGTATATAACAAATATAATAATTTGTCAATAAAAAAGAGTGGAAAATTTCTCTTCCACTCTTTTACTTATATATATTTTAATATATCTATTTAGTATCACCAAACTTGGATGGAGCATTAGCACCAATAGCAGATGATAATCTAAATAAAGGAGTAGCATCTTCATTATCAATAATGGTATTCACCCATTCTAATGAATCATCAACTGGTCCTCTATTAGCAGTCTCTACATGTGCATCAATCTCTTTAATTGGAGCCTTAGATACCCAATCACTAATATACTTAATAGCATCATCTATCATGTATTTAGAAGCAACCTCACCAAGTTCACCTTTTTGATCACCTTCTTGGTCTAACTCATTAGCCATAGCTTTACCTTTAGGTTTCATTTCTATTGGATCATTGCTTTCAGAAAAAAAACTAAGACCATCAATATACTTACGACCTTCACCGATAGAAGGTTCTTCTTCATCTTCTAACTCTTTAGATTTTTTGTTAGTAGAAAAATCTTCATCTTCGTCTTCATCAGAATCACTCTTGTCGTCAAGCTTGGCTAACAGATCTTCAATATCGCTCCACACAACATCGTCATCGTTTGAATCATCTACCTCATCAAGAGATTCTTTATCACCCTTACCTTTTTTAAGAAAAAGCTTATCTTCTTCAACTTCAGATTCATCAATTTCCTCTTCTTCAGATTCGATAAGTTTATCTAAAACTCCCTCATAAAGACTAACGTCTTCAGTATAACCAAAGGACTCCTCAAGATCTTCTTCAGATTCTTCTTCAATAGGACCCATACGATCAGTATGCTTCTTAATAGCTTCGATATCATCACTAGTAGCTTCATCCACATCTTCACGCTCTTTGTTCTTATCCATTTTAGATTTAAACTCTTTAGAGTCGTAATAAGCCATAAGTTCTTCATATTCCTGATCAGTCAGTCCACCCTCAGATTCATCAAGATCTTCCGATTCAGTATCCTCTTCATCAAGAACAACCGAAGGCTCTTTCGGTAAACTCTTCTTTTTTGATTTACGAGTTTTCTTTTTCTTTTTAGGAGTAGCAGCTTCAAGTTCTAATAAATCATCCTCATCCTCTTCAACATCAACACTCATAGCTGGAATATCAATAGATTCTTTACCTGGTGCATGTTTACTTTTATCAATAGGAGAATTCTCATGAGTATGAATCACGATTTTAATATCACCCTCATTCATATTATTAATAGATTTAACTAAACTATTAATATTCTCATTAACATAATCAACATCAATACCATCAGGTGCTGTTGATTCGTTAGTGAAGTATTCTTTTAAATTAAGAATAGCTTCTTTTTTACTCGTATACATACCATTAAACGCCATAGCAATAGTATGATTCTTCTTTTGTTCCATAGCCTCTGCTACTTGACGAACTCCGTCAACATTAACATTACTATAGCCTTCTAATAATTCTAGAAAATCCATAAGGAACTCCCTTTTAATTTTTTATTTATAAACAGATCTTAAAAAAAAAGTTCTGTTATTGTTTCGTCATCATCGTCATCGTCTTCGTCATCATTTAAATCATAATACGAAATATATTCTTCAAAATCTTCAATATCATTTTCATCATATTGATAATCATCATAGTTAGATCTAATAGTCATATAATACCACCATCACACATTTAAATTATGTCTACTTCTAAGAGTAAACAAATTAATTTTATGATGAATTGACCAATCGTCTTTATCATCGTGAGGTAATACAAAAACAAAACTATCATGAGGTTCTATGAATTTATCTTCAATATCAATAAGACCCCAATTTTTCAAACAAAACGCTATGCTATTACGCCTAAGTATATCCTGTTCATCAATATTATCATAAGCATCATCTCTACTCATCATAAACAACTGCTTAAAATGAACTAAATAAGAATGATCATCATCCTCATAAACATAACAGCTAGGGAATAACACTTTATCTTTTTTATTAGCTATACCCATTCGATTCAACGTCTCTTGTATAACCTTTTTATCTACTAGCAATTTAACTTTCAATAGCTTCATATACATTCTCCAATATTTGTCACACTTTATAATTCTAAACTATTTATATAAATTAATAGTTTATTCCAACATCAAACCAATACCATCCTCTGTCGTTAGATTAAAGGCACAGTCTTCAGTTAATATAAATAATATATCCTCATCTTGATATTTAGGGACCCATACACCAGCACAGTAGTATTCACATTGAACTGATGTTGCTGATGTAGGACAACAAGTCCGAACACCAATTTTAGCCACTCCAGAAGTTGGTCCACATAAACCAACACCAATTTCAGCAGTAGGTATAGTACAATCGAAATCATAATCAGTCACAAATTGATGAGTCAATCCAAAAACTCTTGAACCATATATAACATACGAATGATCAATCTTATGATAGATAAATACATCTTCAGCAACAATACGGAACCAACAAGGTACAGACCACTCACTCTCTTGTCCTGTTTGGGGGTTTTTCGCTTTAACTCGCCACCAATACACCGTATAGTGCTCTAAACCCTTTTCGAGCTCAGATTGTGTCACATTTTGAACTACTTTATTTACTGTTAGTTCATGAAAATCCTCATATAATGATACTTGTAATATATAATACATATAGTTTCCTTATTCTGGCTGATCCCAATCGAGATCCGGATTGATTGGGACTCCACTAGTACCACATTCAGTAATATTAATAGGAGCTTTAATAACATCAACTTCATTATGATTGATAGGCTTATATATAATTTCTTCATATGCAAATTGAGTCATAAAAGATAATTCTTCAGATGAACCAAAAGATAAATCCAACGAACCAAGATCCATTAGAAATAAATTAGTAAATATTAATTCAGCTATAGGTCGTTTTTGATTATCTAACATTTGAACTGTAATACGCTTAATATTATATTCCCGAAATAATCCATCATGATTAGGATTAATCTGTCCGTGTCGTAATTGTTGCATCCAAATAAATAACAATAAATAATTATACATATCTTCGGATAACTTAAATGTTATACCTAATTGACCCAAATCTTGGTTCTTTTTCATACCACCTAAAGGATGTCTAACTTGAAACCCTAACGGCACTTGTGATATAATTTCACCCATTGTATAGTTAGGTATGGTGCAAGTTTTAACATAATTTTCAAAATACCTCATCTCTGACATATCATCAAGTGTAGGGATATTTGATATAATAATCCGCCACTTGTCATTATGCATTGTATTTGGAAATCCACTATAGTCCATATATCATCTCGATCTTTTAATTTATATACTATTATTTATATTAATTATAAAAAAGGAAGAGATAAATCTCTTCCTTTTTCAGTTCTAAATATTTAAAATTTAGTCAATCATTGGCGACAATAACTTCATTAGATGGATACGCTCCCCTATGTAATCAGGAACGTCGGCTAAAGAAATAGTCATTAAATTAACCTCAACTTCATCCTCTAATATTTTATTATATTCATCGACCTCGGCAGTACGACCATCAACCAACTCTTTATGTTCTTCAATAAGATCATCAATTTCAGATTTAGCTAAATCAGCTTCACCATCTTTAAACTCAACCCATTTATCATCACGAACAACCATAACACCATTATCATCATACTTAGCGTACTTAGCAATAATAGCCTCTCGTTTAATTTCAAATTCTTGAAATTCTGGTGATGGTTTTGCAATATCAATAAGTGCCTTTTTGTTCGGAGCTAAAGTACCCTCATTAATAATAACTGCATAACTAAATCCCTTAGTCGATTTAAAATTTAAACCTTCAATCTGACTGTACACATCTAACAAATTTAAAATTTGATAGTTCTTCAATTTCATTAACATAAAAATCTCCTATTATGTTTAATGGTTATTTATTATCACTTTTATGAACACGAATCATCTTTATAAAATATATCAGGTATAAACTGACTTGGGTTTGTAAACTCCAAGTAAATTCTATTATTATTTGGTCTAATAAGGAAATTATCAGGAACTGAATACCAATCAGTATCTTTAGCTGATATATTTATTGTGGCATCTCCAACCTCAACATAACAAAACCTAGAGACATATTCCTCATTACAAGCAGGACGTTTCTTATCAATATAAAACGAATTAGGACCTTTTGCTCCAGTTAACTGATAAGACCCTGTAGTGAATCCTATAGCATTCATTATGACATCCTTATTAACACGTAAATAGTCATAGTTAGTACGAACGCCTTTATTACCACTACTACACAACTGACTACCATTCGATTGGAATGAAGAATCGCTAGTAACATTAAACGATACAGTCCATTTACCATCAGGAAGAATAGGTCGTGATAATTCAAGATCAGTAACCCAACCATCGGCATCTGAAAAAGAATACCGATATTTCCTTTTTTCAGTTGAACTACCAGAAACACCAGTCCAAGTAAATTTAGGAGCTTCTTCAGATTTATATAAATCATACACCGAATCGATAGATATACGACCAACATGTATAGTTTCAAACTCACCATGATATGCCATTATATTTTCTGTTGATACTGTATTATTATTTATATAAGTCCCATTATCACCAAACCCAATATGACCTTGACCGTGAAATTGTAAATGACCTTTACTACCCTTAGAATCCTCACGCATATCTAATCTATGAGTATTAAAGTTTGTAATATATCCACGATCACACCAATCTTTATCATTACCAATAGAATCAGCATTCATTTCAGCCCATCTAAAATTAGTAGTTTTGTTTCTACCAATGACTGATTGATTTAAATCTGGATACACATCACCATGTAACATTAAATGTCGTGGTATATCAGCATACTGACCTTCTTGCCAGTCACCCATAATACGACGAACGTGTAAATCTCGGAATCCCTTACCAGAAGATCCTAAATTATTAAACCCATCAATTACAGGTAGAATATCTCCATTAGTATGAATAAATCTACTAGATATCAAATTAATATCTCTACCAACACCTTTACCTACACGAGAATATTTATCATCTCCCCATAAACCAAGATCAATCTCACCATACATAGTCAATCGTAATTCATCTAAACTAGTTATTGATTCTACTATATCATCATCACTCACACTAAAAAACTTCTTAAATATTGTTGGGTGTAATACCCCATCAACTTCTTTACCGACAATAGCATTTCTAATAAAAACAGCATCATCTATTTCATTACCACGATCACCATTAGCAATCATACGAATGATACTATCACTAACATCTTTAGCGGAATCATTATTAGTACCAAACCCACTACCAAACTCATCAATAGATAATTGATTACCAGCTAAAGTAAACATAAAAATATCAGCAGAACTTCTAACTGTTAATGGGTGCATTACAGATAAATTTTCACCTGTACTAGGATCAATTACTATAGGAATATAATTAGATATATTGCTATATGTATAAAAATTATTAGATTTTGGATATACTTGTTTGAACTCAAATCCACCTGGTGTTTGTATAGGTACAATATCACGATCATCATAATGAGGACCAACATAAATAGAAGTATTACCAAAATGAGCTAACCCATAAGACTCATCAACTAAATCATTTTCCCTAATAACAATATATCCAGTATTATATCGATCTTCAATATAATTCCATCTAGTCCCACTATTCACAGAATCTAAATCTGGATTTCTATCAGGACCATCATATAAATCATAATCACCAAAATTATATTCTGTTGATGTACCTAAGTATAATGATCGCCATCTATTTGAAGGCTTACCTAAACTAAGAGTATTATCATATAATGGCATAAACGAATAATACCCATCAGTATTACAAGCACCATACATATCTATTTCGCAATGACCTAATTGATTTGTACGCATAGTTGTTCTTATGCGATATGCTACTTGATTAGACCCAGTATCGAATGTATTATTTAAATCAGCTGGATACGATACATGCTGTAGACATAATTGTGGAAGGTCCTGCTCTTCTATTGGATTCGGCTTATTAACAACATCATACGTAGCAACAAATAATTTACTAACACCTATATCATCTGGATTAGATGTAACTATTGTATTACGATCTTCAACACCTAACGTATTGGTGATAAACACGGAACCCGCAGTAGCTAATCCGTATTGACCTGATGCATTAGTAGCACGATGCCAATAGTCAGCACTAGTACCATAAAACACCTCATTAAAATTAGTATCTACTGAAGAAAACGCAATTTGATAATCTAAAACTAAACTAGTAACAGCAGAATTATTATTACTAGCAGTTGAAGGAGCAACAATAGTTTGAGCTTCTGGTATAATAACCTGACCGAATAAAAATGGTTCTGTTGTAATAAGACCTACTGCATCTCGAACTACACCATATAGCCCAATTTTATTAAATTTAATAGACCCCTCATCAATAGCTAATGTTATCTCAAAATTAGCTCTACGGCACTCATATGACGCACTACAATCGCCATTAATCTCAGATATATAACTAACACCACGATATAGATTTGCTTGATCTGGGTGATCTATCTGATCTGGAAATCCTAATCCATTAGACATATACATCTCTAATTCATTAACACCACCAACAAATCTCCATTCAGTACCTTGTGAGCCGGGAGTCTGTACATCACTGCCCCATAAATATGAACTACCGATAGCATATTTAGAAGTTCCATCATTAAACATAACAGGACTAGCAGTATCTCGATGTAGGAAATTAGTAACAACATCATCAGATCCATCAGGAGTTACTACAGTATCTATAGCAGATACTAAATATTTATTGGTTGTTGTGTCCTCAATAGTATAATACCCTGACCCTGAAGTATTCCAAAAAATATCACCTGATGGAAATGTATCTCCTGATGTAGTCACCGTAGTTATATCATTATGGTCATATGCACTACCAGATACACCCAATTGAGGGTCTATACGATAATCATAAACAGGAACCCAATAAGCAATCTCAATATAAGACCCACTAGGTTTAGCTGCTGTTATTTGTTGAAGCCCTGCTTCAGTAATCATTGAAAATTGAGCCATTTTTTACTCTCCGTTATTCAGTTTAATACTATTTATATATATTTAAGACTCACGAAGTAAATGTATATTGTTTACGTAATCTCATATATGATGTTGCGTATATAGTATTCTTAGTTCCGAAATATACACTAACACCATCAAATACAGTATTAATTGGTTTTATTGCTCGTATAGATTCACTTATCATTTGTTGTTTATGTTTATCTGCTGAGTAATTACTATTAGAATCTAATATATCAATCCACAACCTAAAGTGTGGTGTAGCGAAATAATCATCAGTTATATCTGGATTAGATATATCTTCAAACACAGAGGTCTTATCATTACGAGTAAGAACCCAATCTTTGTTATCATCTTTAGTTACTTGATCAACTACCTTTGAAAACTCTTCACTATTATATATATCACCGCTATCATATAAACAACATTTTATTTTTTCTAACTCATTAGGCGTAATGTAATCAAGATTTCTATCATCACCATTAATAGCACAACTATCATTTGATCCGCCAGGAGTATTACCTGATGTAGAAGGTCCAGTATTATCACCAATACAATTAAAATTAAATAAAGAATCTCTCCTAGTCAACGCATACCCATTAGAATCGCAATAAGACTTAGTATAATAATAAACAAAACTACCAACAAGACCAAATGAATATAACATAATTTTAACAGAAGCCCTATTAGTTTTTAATTTATACCATGTAGGGAGATTTCTGACCATAAATCTCAAGTATCGTCTTTGTTCTATTTCTATAGACTTAACATCAGTAGATGAATATGCCATAGCCTCTCTACTAATACCAACATTATATCCTAAGTTTTGAGCATAAAACTGAATCAATTCAATTGGAATTAAATCAGGATCAAACATATCAGTTATTCTAAATATTTTATCGAGTATTGATATTTTATCATTACCCATACCACAATCATCATTAGGTATTCCGCATATATCATTGATGAATACATCACCGACTGGGGTATATGACGGTGTATTTATAATAGATGAACCAACATTATATGTATTATCAATAGCTGAGGTTGAACATGAAGCCATAGAACATTCATGCAAATCTAATAAATTTTCACCTAAGTTATATCCACGTTCACCTTCAAACATATTATTGAGATAACATTCAAAAACTTCAACCAATTCTCTAGTACCAGTACCTCTAATATATTCAGGAATATAATTAACTAAATTAATATCTCTATTCTTACTATACCGTATCTCATCAGCTCCATAAGTTTTAATATATTTTTCTTTTTCTTTACATATAATAATCTCTTTAGGAGTACCATCTGGATTATATGCACTATCATATACACCAGTTATTGTCTTAGTTATTAAATCTGCTGATGTATTATATGCAGATATTGTATATGAATACACACCTTCTGGTAATAATAAATCACGATTTCCATATTTATACAAGGAATTACCAATACCATTATCAATATCAACATGAGTAGCCCCATCAGTACTCCAATATAGTGTAGTAGGAATTAGTATATTTGGATATCCAACCACATAGTCAGGTGTTAATGAGAAATCAATAATCGTGATAGTTGCACCATGTACAGAAAAATCTACAGTGGATTGATGAGACTTACATGTAGTTGAAGCATCAGTAACAGTTAATGTTGCTATATGATGCCCAACACCTAATGAATTTATTGTAGGAAATTGACCAGACTTATTGTATGGAGCTTCACCATCAATAGCAATCTCCCAATCATACACAGGATTCTGTACGTTACTATAACCACTCAATGTAGTAGATGTGAATGTCTCTCCATGATTTAATGTAGTGATATCTGCATATGCTGATATTAAAGGAGCCACATTAACATTAACATCAACATAATCCATATCAACAAGACCAGTATCAGCAGACACTGTTAATGAGGCAGTACGACTACCAGCAGGAATATTATATAAATCAATTTGTATATCATCGCTACCAGAAACCACACCAGACACATCAGGAATACCAAACTCAAACAATCCCCAATTATACCATACAATGTTAAATAATCCACTAGGATCATATGATGGTAAACTGTTAGATCCATCTAAATGAGCTGATGTTGTATATGTATTATTTATGATACAGGAATTGTAATCAGGACCAGCATCAGCAGAAGGACTAAATATTTCAGTAGCAATAAATATCTCAGAGGCATTATCAATTAATCCGTCATTATCAGTAACCTCTAATGATATATCATGTATACCATAACTAGTTATATTATAATCAAAAGCGGACGTTGTATTTACTAAATTACCATCAACTCTCCACTTATAAGAAACAATAGTACCATCAATATCACTACTACCAGAACTAGATATATTTATAGTATATGGTACAATATTTAAAAATGGAGGATTTATTGATATGTCGGCTATAGGAGAATGTTTTTCATGAACATGAACATCCACACTATCCATAGCAGAATTACCACATTTATTTGTGACTATCATATCAACTACATAATCACCACCACTTAAATTAGTAGTATATAAAGGACCACTACCAGTAGCAGAAGTACCATCCAAGAACCAAGAATAAGTTAATAGCTGTCCTTGTGGATCAGTACTACCAGAACCATCAATCTCAATATAAGCAGGTCCATCAACAGAACTTGCAGAAATATCAGGACCAGCATTAGCAATAGGAGTAGAATTCAATATATATGCTTCAGCAATTCTAATATTAACATCACCCTGTGCATTATAAGCCGATATAGTATACATAGTATATGAGTCGTTATTTTGTGGTATAGCACCAGAAGTATCACCAGCACTCATAACCCACCCTATACCATTGTCTATGAATGCACTAGTAGCACCAGAAGTGCTCCATATAACATCATAACCAACACCAGAACATACACCAACGGGATATACTGATAAAGAAGAATCTAATACTACATCAGAAACTTGGACCGTTATAGATCTACTATCGCTACCTAAATTATTATAAGCTGATAATGTATATGTAGTGGTGGCTGATAATGTGTTAGGTATAGTCCCAGTAAGTCCTACATTTGTATTAGTATACCCATCGTATAATGTAACATCAGTAGCTGAAACTTCACCATTATAAACAGACCACGAAATATCTACAGTATCTCCTGGTGATATATTATAATCAGTAGAATCTAATGATATGATTGATGGTGGAGATAATATTAAATCAGACCCACTTATATTAACCCAATCCCAACCAACAATGTTAGCATTCCATTTAGTAGTATGAGCGAATCCAAAACGACCATCATGGACTCCTAAATGATCATGGTCTACATATGTACCACTAGCCAAGAAAGCAGAAGTTTCAGTATATAAAGTAACATCGTATGTATTATTTGTATAAGTAAAATTAACAATTCCAGTTTCTGGAATACGAGTTCGATCTCCCCAAGGCTCATCGCTTAATAATCCACCAGCAGAGTTTACTAATGGTATATTACCAACTTCGAGCTGAGATATAGTATCAAAACCGACACTAACACCACGAGCATCATCTAAACCAGGTTGTATTGATATGAATGTAAAATCATTATATGCTCGGTATCTAAAAACTATTAAGTTATCAGTTCCATGATATAAATCTAAACCGTTATAACCAACAACCATATTTCCATTAGCGGTATTATATGTATTATCGTATAATACAAGACCAGCAGCATCAGAAACAGCGTCTTGGGGTTTAAGATATCCATCTTCAATATACCAATTCCTAATGATACCTTCATTAGCTGATGTTATTATGTGCCATGTCGCACTTGGGGCTGGAGTCAATACTCCTGATGAACTAAAATCTTCCTGTATAATTGCCATAAACTATTCCCCTAAATTGACTTGTATACTACACATAAACGTACATCATACTCTTGTAAATATCCACCACAATACATATGAACTGCTGTATCAGTAGCACACGACACATAATCATTTGGTCCATTATAATTTTCATAATCAAACCACCATCTAAATTCAGAAGCTTCATATTTACCTTCAAATGGACCCATAGGGTCATAATTATAAGCATGGAAATCAACATACAGAGGAGACCCACCATTTCTAGGGGTCCCACTAAAATCAAATGGGAAATTATCGTTAGCATTGGCATATACACCACTATAAGGTTCAATTACTAAATCGCTATATGATGATACATTAGCGAATGCACTAACATCAACATCAAGTGGTTCTATATCTAAATAAATAGGAGGCATATGAATTTCAGCATTGGTATAATCACCACCAAAATAAAAAGCCCCCACTGTTCCGCTTGTAGCAGATGACGGGTAATGTATATACCTAAAATCGTCCATCTATAGTATCCTTCGATTAGTATTATTTTATAGTATTATTTATATAAATTGATGTTATTCAAAAATTAAACCGTGCGTAGTATCCCAACCATAAAAAGCATTGTCACCTATAGCACTAACTTCCGCTGGTATAATAACATCAGATACCATATTAGGACCCCAATCATAAAAAGCATATCCCTCAATTTCACGTAGATTATGATCAGTACTAAACGTTAAATCGGTGGTATTGTCATATGAATTAGACCCACCACCACTAAACGCATCCTGACCAATAACAACAGTTGCTGGTAATATAGTAACTGTAGATATATCACTTGTTGGGTTGCTTCCACGGAACTGAGTGACCTCAGACTCGTCAACGACTAAATTCTTATCAGTCATATCATATACAGTAGTAACCATAGGTATAGAATTATAAGTCAATTCTGCTAATGGCTCACCTGGTGGTTCCGTGTATGTAGTCATTAAAAATTTTATATATGTATTTCTATTCATATTATGACCAATTCACACTTCCTGCTACGACACTAGGAGTAGATACGACATAAACACCGCCAGCATTAGATATAGTTAATAGATATTTACCAGTAGTACCACCATCATCAATATCCAATGTAGTTGATTCTATTTTAACTTTTAATGTATAAGATCCAGTATTATCAACACCAACAACCATAGCATATCCATCACTTAAATTGGTAATAGTTAATATTGTATTAGATGAAATAGAACCAAACCAAGCATCCGCCGTGGTATAATCAAGAGTACTATCATTTGTATATACATTTTTATGTAGAGTGTCGCCGTCATCTACATAGGATTTAGGAACAATAGAGTTATTAGTAGTATATGTACAATTATGCAACTCAAACCGTTTAAATGACGCATAAAAGTATAGATATGAAGCCGTAAGATCAGCAGCATACCCTTTATTACCTATATACACATCATTTTTAGAATCCAAATATATATTCTTAATCTTATCAGTAGTAAGAACCAAATGATCGTTAGTAGTTGATAAACCAACATACATTGTTCCCGAATTATTTATACTAACACCACTTTCAGCCCATGACCCACTGGTTGCCCCAACAACATCAACCGTATACTGAGCACCAACACTACCAACACCAGAAGGAACCCACGTACTTAAATACCCCAATGTTATAACATCAGCATTCTCAGAAATAGACGTTGATGTTATTTGAGTAGGAGCCTGAACTTTACCAGTAGCGGTAACTAATAATCCATTTTTTCTAGTACTAGAAGTTCCAGCACCAACAACGAACGCACCAGCACTCTTTATATTATATGCACCAACGACACATTGACCTGTAGTAATGTCACCCAATAATGAATACCCATAAGTGAATCCAGCAGGAGCATATGAACTAGACTCATGACCACCACTCATAGAAGAATTTCCGGAAGCTGATGTTGCATTACCAACAGCAACGGTATAGTCACTTTTAGCGAAGCTAGAACCAAATGCAGTTGCATGTGTAGCAGATGCATTACCATTATTGAATGAGGCGGCATAATCACCAGACGCTATTGAATTAGATACAGAAAATGAATAATCGCCAGTAGCACCACCAACATTCGCATATGTAGTAAGATCTATAGCATTAGTACCAATATTACCAGGTTTACTAGCTCTATTAATACCTTTAATACAATATCCAGTATTACCACCCTCAGTGACAGTAATTAATCTACCAAATGACCCAGCATCAATAAATTGAAGTGACTTTTCATCATTAGCAACACACACCACACTATTAGCAGCATTAGAATAATCATTAGGAGTATCTTGTAGTGCAATAAAAGTAGCCGTGCCATCAGGTGTAAATTTACGTATAGCTCCTGTATTATCCTTATATCCCATCACCAAGTCAGCAGTATCCCACCCAAGCTGAGTGAAATCAAGATCAGCTAAATCTGCCGTTTCTATATGTAGTATTTTTCTTTCTGATTTATCAGCCATATTAAACTCCGTTATCTATATGTTTATTAGTATTTATATATACTATGGAATAGCATCCCATAGTGTACCATTAATCGAATGTATCTTATCAGCTCTATCAATCAACGCAACTTTCCACTCAGACAATGAAGCACACCCAGCCCCGGTAGGATCGGGAACAGTAACCTTAATACCACCAGCAGCAGTAGCAGCTGACCATCCACCAAACGCCCTCTCTAATTGGCTACAACAATGAGCACTCATACGTGGAGGTTGTTTTGTTTTAAATAATATACCACCCATCATTTTCTTCCAATAAGGAAAAGCGGCATCTATATCAGTAACATTCTCAGGAATAATCAACGGATGCTGATCGGCGGTATTATTATCTACATAAGCCTGACCAGCATTTTCCCAATATCTAAATGACTCATATCTGATATATACTAATTTATCACAATTAGAAAAATCAACAATATAATGAGTACCAAACTGTTGAAACCCAGAAGCTGAATGTATATTGGGATAAATCAAATCAGACTCTAACCTAATATCAACTAAAAACGCAAAAGCTCTCCAAGAAATTGAATCGAGTATAGTAGATTTGCTAAAATCTATAACAGATATACCTGCACCCCTCGCAAACGAAGAACCAGAAAAACCACCATACGAATAACCAGAAAACGCATATCTATTAATACGAACGGCATTTGGTAAAATCTCTATTGTATGAGGGACCCCATTACCAGTATAAGCAGCAATGGTAGCCTTAACCGATTCTGGTTTGATAATTTTTGAATTATCAAGATCAACCACACGAGCAGCATAATCAGGAACACCAGACTCAACAAATGTTATAATTGCTAATGTTCTAAGAAACTCAGGACCAGTATATAAATCTTCACATGGAGGATGTACATGATCCTGTATTTCTAATGCTGACTGGTTAACAGTATCTTCATACCCTTGAACATCAGACACAGTATCTTGAATAATACAAGTAAAGTCACACCCATTAGCATACCCTAAACGTTCATATCCAAAAACACCAGATTCATATTCTTTATAAATAGACCACCCATACCCAGGATTAGCAGGACACGTTATACCGTCAAATGGAGCAATAGTACCTTTGTTTTTTAATAATTCAATAAATCCATCACCATATAATATACCACCATCAGCTAATGGAAACCCATCAATTGATGTAAAATTCCACCCAAATTGACAATCGTAATTAGGATAAGTATCTGTTCCATATTTATAAATAGTATTCATCTCTAAGGCACTCTCAGTGAACACATCAGCCTGAAATGATACTATAGTTCTATCCATATCAGCTTTTATATCACCTAACTCATAGGTAAGAGTATCCATAATAGATACTATTTCCTTAGAAGTTCCACGATAACCAACGCCTATATTATGTTGGTCCTTTCCTGAACCCACAAGAGCACTATCATCAGTAGAATAATACGATTTAATATCAGTACGATCGATACTGAAATCCTTAGATATAAACATATGAGGCGGTTCTAATATATTTCTATGTCCAAACTTAATAAGAGCCGGATCTCCATTATTATAATATATATTAGTAAATTTAAACCCATAGAAATTATTATAATCTATCTCACCATTAATAATATTAACATTCAAGGCGATACTATCATTAAGTTCAAGTTCTATACTATACGAAGTAATCATACTCTCATAAAAAATAAAACTATTGCTGACAATACTAAATACTTCAGTTTGTGACGATCCAGCATAAGGAATAGTGATACCAGAACACCCAGCATCATCATCAACAATAATTAATGTGTTATTTGCTATAATTTCATTACTAATAGATACTCCATTATTAATAAGAGTTATACAAGATGAACCAACCCCAGACGAATATACTACATTATTCTCTATGGTGGTATATACAGATTCATTAACATAAACACCTGTAGTATTTATGTCTCTCATATTACCTATAACATTACGACGTACTGTATTATATTTACTACCATTATGTATAATAATAGAAGATGAATGTAATCCTAAATCGTTAAATATATTATCCTCAATAAGACATCCGGTAGCACCTGTCAACGCAACACCATACATATCACTAGCAGTAGAAATTTCAGTAGTAAATATATTATTCGATATTAAACATTCCGTAACACCGACAAACTCAGCATATATACCACCAGAACCAGCATTAGTTGTAGTGAACTCACATCCACTAATAGTAACAGAATTACCATGAACAGAAATAAATGAGCCTATAGTAGAAGTATCTCTTTGAAAATGAATATTAGTAACATTACTCGAATCACCATGAATAACAAATCCTCTGGATGGAGGTAATAATACAGTTGGCGTATCAATACCCACAATTTCCATTATAGTAATATTTCTAACAAAATCAAAATCATTAGATGCTGAACTTTCATCAACAACACCACCTACACAGATAACATCACCATCAACTAAATCTACATTAGCCATCAACATTGTAAATGATGATGCTGCATTATGAGTTGAATCATATGGTACTGCCGGTGTCGTAGACGACCCATGTATAAAATATCTAGACATTTCTACCTCTCTTCAGTCAATACACCATTAATAGACCGTAAAACACACCCTCGCACGTCAACTCTGCTATCATTACCAGTATACTTCCATTTATTTTTTCTTAAACGAATAACACCATCACCGTTCCATACAATATACATATCAATAGCCCTAGATATTATCAAATCCGATTTAGGTTTCTTTATATTATAAATAACCCCATCCTTAATAGTAACTCCACTAAAATCATTATCACTATTGAATACATTAAATGTAAGCATCCAAGGACCATATTTTTTAGGATTCCATGCTCCTATAGTGAAATAAGTATCAGGTTTAGTTGTTATTGCTTTGGTAACAACTCTTGAATTTCTACATAGAAAATTTGAATTCTTTCTAATGGTATTACTATCAACATCTAATAATTCATAAAACTTATTATAATCAAATGGGAATTCTTCAGACCCCCAAATATCAACTGGAATTGTTGATTGATCGTTTAATTCTGAATGCTGAATCTTTATATAACCATACCCAGAATGAGTAGAACATGCAGATTTAACTAATATATAATCAAAATCACCAACAGGAATATCATCAACTACAACAGTCCAATCGGAATCAATTGATGTTTTATATGATATAGAAGCCATATTATCTTCAAAATCTTCAAAAATATCACCAGAAATTCTAATATATAAACTACGAACCGATTCCTCACAAGTTAAATCTAAAGTGTTATAATCGTATGGGATCTTATATTTTCGTTTATTATATAGCACATTTAACCTAGATTTAGTATAATCCCATTCAATAGAAATTGAGCCGTCAGGAGTACCACTACTATAACTCATGGTGTTAATTATTATTGAAGGTTCATCGTGTCTATTATCTCTAACCATAGATAATTCAATTGAAAATGAACCATATCCAATAGCATCATGCATATCATATTCACCAGAACCGACTGCTGTATGATCATTATAATATTCCTCTACAACACAATTAGTTCTGAAATCATGTAGTAATTTATTAGAAATTACACCAGATTCAAAATCATCATAAATACCATAAGTGTATTCGTATATTGAATTATAGTCAGGAGACAAATCCACATAATAATCATCACCAACAGCATCAATGATAGATATAGGTTTATATGAGAATAACCGAGACCCATCAGTCATAAGAGAATAAAACTTAACTATATAATCACCAACAGCATTATATATATGAGAATCCCTATAAGAATTATATGAAGTAAATCCAAAAAGATCACCTCGTTCTATTAATGATGTAGTATCGTCATCACCATAATCAACACCAGCAGTAAATGATGTAGGATACGGCATACTAGTATAATTAGTTGCTGATAAATATACAGTGTCAAATACACGAAACATATCAGTCTCAACACCATCAGAATTATACACAACAACATTTAAATTATTCATAGAATCAATATTTAATAACACCGAATCTTCTACATAATACCAGCCATTATACGATGTAGCACGTAATTTAATATAATGGACACCAGCCATTTTTATTACATAAGTAACTCCAGTATAACTTGAAGATTTTCCATCAGGAGTATCGACCCCTATATCATAGCTAGAAGGTTTATATATTACATCATAATTAGGAGCAATATTACTTACAGTGATAGTATCTCCTATATCAGGAGTACCAGGAGACACACTAGGGACGAGATCACCCATATCATCAAAATATAACGCACCAACACCATCTCTAACCCCCCAAGCAGTATAAGCATGACCACGACTTCTTCTGTTACCATGTATACTTATCCCTATCCAATCAGAAGATAAATACGAATAATCCACTCTCGGTATATTAGCTAAATCAGCCCACCCAAGAGAAGGTCTAACAAATTCAAATTCATCCACAACTAAATGATCATTACTATCTTCTAATACCAAATTACGAACACGACCATCAATATCCAATGGATACAACACTGTAGATGATTCTGCGGTAAATACATTATTATTAACATCAGCGGAAGTAAATGAACGCATATCACTAGTAACTACTGATTCTATTCTAGATACGTCTAAAAATATATTATTAGTTATATTATACGAAATGTAGTCAGACTGTTTACGATCAATAAATACCAACGCATTTTCAGCACCAATACTCATAGCAACAAATAAATTTCCCTGAACAATAGTTCGAGCATAATTAGACACTAATACTGACAGACTACTAATATCTTCACCTTCTGGTATAGAATATACACCACCACCATAAGTAACAATCCTATTATTAACCAATGATATATTATTTAACTGATCATTTCCATTACTAATACATTCAAATATAATATGAGATATGTTTTTAGCTGGATCAGATCCAATAGTATATTCTTCGAGCTGAATGTTTCCATTTTCAATGGTAACATTAACGTTAGCGGTTGATAAGAACACAATACCCAATTCAGAGTTATATACCCCACCAGCTCCACCAGCATTATAACTATCCGTCTTTTTATTTATTATTATATTATACGGTTCAAGATCTACCCAATTAGTCATAGTAACATTAATAATACGCTCATCAGAATAAAACATACGAATTATAGGAGTATACCAAGTTTCATCGGTATAAACAAAAGTGTGATCATACACACCTTTAAATTTAAAAACACGATTAATATCTCCTGATGTTTTTCTACCAACAGATTCTAATCTATACTTAACGTATGTCAAAAATTGAGTAAACGATATAGGTCTATATTCAGTACCAATATTATCTCCATGAGCAGCTAATGAAGACTCCCCACATAAAGGAGCCCCATTACTATCTAATTTAGCATCAACTTTAGAAATCCCCAAATCTACATATATAGTATATGGATCATCATGATATTTTGGATTATCGTATCTCATTATGCCCTACCATCATAGGTAAAATTAATATATTCAGCATTGACTTGAATTATTTCAGTATTAAGAGAATACCCACCTCTAATATAGCGACCATTAGAATCATATTTAGATTGAATATTACCATCACCATCTAACATATTGGACATTATTAAATAACTTAAATCGGTATGTATTTCCGATAATACCTTTGAAAATGAAGTTGACACTACATCATCAAAAATATTAGAACTATTATATTCATCTTCAACTGGATTATATCCTATAAATTTTCTATAATTCGGAACTTCAATTCTATTGCCACTACCATCAAGCTCCCAACAAGTATACGAATCATAATCACATGAAGTGGTTTGCATTTTAGCCTTATTCAAAAAATTAGAATATAATAAAGAAGCAAAATCAATATAAAATGTACGCTCATTTATAAAATTATTTATATTGTAATAGGACTCTTCTAATGTTACAACATTATCTTCATTTTCTTTATGGTCATATGAGCTACTAGGTCTAACATTATATTTAATAGCAAAAAATCTACTCCATGAGTCTGGTATATATGAACTATTACTCAAATATACTTGTAATGCTTCACTGATATCATCAAATATTGGATTCTTTCCACCAGCAACTGAATACTTCTTTAGTATAGGATGTAATATTCTAAGAGTTTTAATCTTACCTCCATACGAATACGCTGTATAATAATCACTATCATAATTCTTATTACGATCATTGACATTCCCATGATCAGCTGGAATGGTAGAATCCCCTATATGTGAATATTTCCCTATAGTACGATCTTCAGGTTCCAATTTAACATTAGCATACATAACCGCAGGATGTTTTTCAATAATCTCAATTAAATTTGATATATAGAGAGGTTTATTAAAATCATTATCTAAATCTAAAAACTCATATAATAAATTATTAATCTCCACTTTAGTCTGTTCTCTATCAAATAAAGATTTTATTTGTATATCACCAACTAAATTAAATCTATGTATAATAGGACTTATGTATATATGCTTAACACTAATTTGAGATCTAGTTTCTAAGTCATTAACTAATGTGGTTATTTTGGTGCTTATATGACCACGTTCACCCTCAGATACACCTAATATCTTTTCACCGGCTAAACCAATAGCAGACGAAAATCCAGTATCAAGAATCTCTTTTATATAACACGGAGATTCTTTATGGTTATACCTAAGTTTCTCATTGAATGTTAATTCAAATCTACGAGCTTCAATATTCCATATAATAATCTTAGGGTCTTGTTGAGGATTTGCAGTATCAAAATATCTACCAATAAATGCTGGTTTATTATAATTAGCATTATCAGAAGCATTAGCTCTACGATCTAACGTAGTAATTAAAGCATCATTTATAGCTTGAGCTAACAAAACCATACCAGAATCAGAATCAGTACTAGCATCCGGAAGTGCTGACATATCAATAACCAGAGAGTTATCATAAGTATCATTATTTAATTTTTTACCATCTACATTAGACGCATTAGCGTAATCATCACTACCATATATAATCTCAAGGTATGCTGCATTATCACCATATGTATTTTTTATATCAGACCATACATTCTTCGAATATAATGGATCACCCTTAATAGCATTATATTCAGTATCCACTACATATCTACGTAATTGAGCTACTTGTTCTTTGGTAATAAAAACATTAAAATACCCCTGAGTATTGAACCCATAAGCATCATAATTATTATCTAATAACGCATCTTCCAAATCTTCATCATTCTTAGGCAACATTCTATCATTAATAGAATAGTAAAGCGAACCCGCAACTGTAAACAATACAGTATTGAACATACGAGCAATAGCAAACTTATTGTACCGATCACGCTCTTCTTGTTCTCCCCAAGCAACAGCATTACGAACAACAATAGGAGTCTTAACTGATGTTAAATACGCCATATAGTCATCTTTAGATACTAATCTATCTAAAGAATAATAAATCTTAGGAGAATAATATTTAATAGAATCGATACTCTCCATACCGAACCCACCAACAATATTAGACTTAAACTCAAATGAAACATACTGAGATATATTTACTCCGGTATTAGTGTATATATTACCTGAATGTGATAATCTATCACCAACAACCCCAATTTTATTAGCATTAGCACCTTTAGTTGAAAGATATTGTATGTATATGTTCTCTCGTGATGTTATAGGACCCTTTTTAGCGTATCTATCATCACCAAAGAGCAATTCCACCCCTTCATCGTTAGACGTGCGTATAAGACACACTTTAGATGGGTTATCTAGATTAGCAGATACCATACTCTCCCAGTCCAATAAAGACTTTCGTTCTATTCGATATCTATTATCTGGAGTTTTTTGTTCACCAACATACACCTGCGTTACTTTATTAAAGAAATAATCTTTATCTCCATAAATATTACTAAATGTAGTATCATCTAATTTATATATCTGAAATGGTGCATTAGTTTGAGTATTACCGACACCAGAAATAATCTTTTCTCTAATCTCACCCTCAATCAAAGTAACATCATTACCCCAAGAATCAGAATTAAAGGTTTGAATATAATCAGGTCCAACACTCATAGCATTCCAAATATCATAAGATATATTTAGAGTATAAGTGTCTAGTAAAACAAAATTACTACCACCACCGCTAAATTTAGAATAATATGGTATCTGGATTGAAATAGACGGACCAATCACCATTTTGTAATTTGGATCAGTTGGATCAGTTACAAACTTAGGATCAGACCCAGCATCAATAAGTGCCTTCTTAATATCACCACGCAACACCAACGTTATAGTAGTCTTTGCTGGTGTATATCTTGTGATATCATAAGCAAGTTCACGAGATTTACTAATAACAGAACTTTTTAATTTTGCGGTATCAAAAAAACATTCCTCGGCACGACGCTGGATGTAGTAGTTCATTATGTCAGTACTACCAGCAAATAGTTCTACTAACATCTGAGTTATAGAAGACTCTCGGAAATTGTCGAATTTAGGATCAGATTCTATTAAATCATTTACCTGTGTTAATATATCGGTATACGTTAGTCCCGAATATTTAAGTTTATTTTCTTTCACGCAAATCCACCTTAGTAATTTATTATTTATACTACTATTTATCTATTTTACTCACTTACCACTTTAACAAACTTACCTTTTACAATAGTTCCGTTAATACTATACGGAATAACTATAGTAACCGTATGTAAATCATCATTAATAATCAACTGAGAATGTGTAGTATCAATAGTAATTCTATCTTCCCATCTTCCTATTTCTTCTATAATTGTACTAAGTAGTGTTTCAAATGAGGAATCGGTGGTAAGTGAAAATAAAATTCTAGATAACACAGAACCATAAGATGGAAGAAATAACCGCTCACCATAATTAGTAGTAAGAATCAATTCTATACTTTGATTGATAACATCTACATCATACAACTCACCACGCAACACCATATCCTTAGATAAATCTCTAGCCCAATTCAATCTAATATTATTAATCTCTTCTAAATTATACATACACCCACCTATTTTATATGTATAGTCTGAATCACACCATCGACCATACCAGTTTCATTTTTTAATTTAAGTGCCTCAGTTGTAACAGACCTAGTAGCCCCTCCACCCTGAGTAACCGCTGATAATAAACTAGCACCAGCCGTAGCCCCAAGAAGAAATCCTGGTGGTGTTGGGGATGCACTATAAGTTGCAGCTGCTGTAGCTAATCCGACTAACAAATTATTATAATCAGATTCTAACTTATCCATACGCTCCTTCATAGTAATTTGAGCATTAGATACTATATGAGTCAGCATCTCTTTAGATATAACAATCATCTGATGCTCAGATCCTGTTAACTTCTGAGAAATATAAGGATTCGAAAAATCTGGATTATCTGGAATTCCTTTTCCAGAAAAATCTTGCTGTCTAACATCAACCATATCATCTTTATCTTTATCTGCATTATATTTATTATTTAAATCATCAGCATCAAACGGAAATAAATCAGAATGACTAACAGTTCCATCATCAGGATCAACAACAATCCATTGGTCTGGTGATGTTACTTTATTTAAAGCTTTTTGTATATTTTCATATAAATCTAAATCAGTATTAGTTATACCCTGTGGTTCTTTCATATAAACTCCTATTTAGGTCCCGGTGAACATTTTTGCCCTGTTAATACCATACCACTAAATGGGCATGTTGGTAACGCCATATATGGTCCTACACCAGAAGGTATCACAAAACCACCATCATCTTCTAAAAATAATCCATGTTCTTTTTTAATACTACCAACACTAGATATTGTTATATCACCCTTTTCATCCATAGTTATAATAGACCCACTAGAATGTTCTATTATAACTTCATTATCATTAAATTCAACCTTACTCCCATTAGCATGAGTGAATTTAGCGGTACGCTTAACTGTATTAATTTCAGCAATATCCCCATTATCAGTTTCAAAAAATACTAAATTATTAGGATAATCTTCCATTCGACTATCGGGTAATTGATCTAAGTTTAAAACTTTATTCATATATACTGGCAAATATATCTCATCATCAGTGAAATAAACATAAACCACCGTATTAATAGGTGGTACTAAAAATGAACCAGTATTACTACCAATAAACGAAAATTCCGGTATAGCCCACGGCAAATCAGAATCAGCAACATTATCACCAAATACCCCATGAACTCGAACTCGAACCCTACCTATCTTTTCTGGATCATTAACATCAACAACAACACCAACAAATTTACCACTAAACTTAGTTAAGTTGGAATCCCTATTCAGCGATTCAACCATGATATCATTGATATCATCGGATGTAGTATTTTTATCATAAATCATAATCAAACAACCCCTTCAATCGGAACACTACCCTCATTAACACCATATCTACCCACTAATATTCTCTTATTATAAACGCCTTTAAATAAAAAACTTCTACTAATACTCAATATCACATACTTACCTGAATAAGGAGAACTATAACCAGGAGCTATTGTAGCTTTAACTCTAACATCTATAACATCAAATAATTTAACGTCATGAACATTACTTATATTGAACAACACGGTCACCGTTGATAATAAATACTTATAATATGAATTCCACAATCTACCACGATATAAGGTATCTCTATATGAAAAATCACCAATAGGACCCATAACAGTCAACGAAGAAGTAGCAGAGTCAACATAATCTTTATCCATATTAGCATACTCAGTGTTCTTAGAACTAACTGAACATTTATCAATTACCATATCTTCTAAATCATAATAAATCAATGTGTCATTATAATTTGATTTATTATTTAATATATGAGACGAATCTACTACTTTAAAATCATCATAATAAACTATATTAGATTCAGTTTTTTCTGATAATTTTTCTAAAAGAACTCTATCATCATCATGAGTCATTAACCATTTAGGTTCGTTAGAAATTTCAGTCTTAAATGATGTATACACCATAGCACCATCAACTCCACAATAAACAAACACACCATCCTCATTTATATAAGATCTATCAGCTACATGCTGAATGAATGATAATGGAGTTCCAACATTATACCATACGGTAGATTCTTCACCTGATGCACGAGAATCGAACGTAATACCCATAGACCGAGCAACTTCACCCAAAACATAGTCAGATGATCCCCTAATAGCCCCTAAACTGTTTATAGACAACAGCCCATCAATAAACATATACCCTGAAACTACAACCATATTAGATTTGTTCTTGGTAGTACCAATACCTTCACTCGATATTGAAGAAATTGCAAACTCTAACGATTTAACATCATCAGATCGCCCATTAGTACCCATAGTTACAATTAATGTATCACCATCAGTAACAGGACGATCGTCTAATATTAAGTTAACATCTATAAATTTTAGAGATAATGTTGGTACTGTAGAGAATATAGATTCTGAAACCCTAAGATATTGTATAGCGTCTCCGTAAATATGATAAGATACATCGGACCCATTAGTAGACTTCCGAGAGATAGTAATAGTAGCATCATACCGTTTATTATTTAACATTATTTTTTATTATCCATATCTAATCTTCTATAATAAGCCTCAATATCTTTAATAGATGGAACTAATAAATTCATACCAACGTATAAATCATTCCACCAATCATCAATATCATTAAATTTAGCAATAACCCACCAATAACTCATATTGTTGTATAATCGCAACGACATCATATCAGGTCGTTGAATATCAGAAACACGAACAACATCAAACCCTATAGGATAATTAACTTCAAATAAATCCCACCGTATTGTTAATAAATCAACTTCTAATACACCGTCAACATCAACCTCATCGCTATATATATATCTACCATACTTACTCATAAATCCACCTACGATTATACACGACTAACACGTTTAGCGTCAGATAAAAATGAATGTAGACCAGTATCACCTAAACTAGAAACTATATGTCTACTTTCGAGAGTTAAATCAAAATCCACATATAATGGACCAGAAGCTGTTTGTTCTTTAGAAAATGTCATTGTCACATTAGTCAATATCATATCTGGATGACTAAATACTTTACCCCATTTTACAGATAAAACAGGAGGAGATTCTCTAATAGTAAATAAATCAGTAAATAAATCCATATATTCTTCAGCGTTCCTAGAAGCAACAGTACCAATAAAATCTAATAAAGATTTACCTTCTGATATAAATGAATTCAGTGTTTCTTTATCCACACCCATCGCATCAATAACTTCTTTTAGTACAGTATCAAACATAGTTTTAGATTTCTTACCAGCATCAGACTCAGAAGCACCATCCACAAGATCAGTAGCTTTATCAATAAGAAACTTCTTACCTTCTTCATACAACTTCGTTAATAAATTCTTCATATCTTCTGACATAATGTCAGAAGTCCTAATAGATGTAGCATATGATGCTAATATCAACGCACTAAGGATACTTACCCCAGACCCATCCCAATCAACAACACGAACGCTAGGACTTATTGTAATTGGTCCGTTATTAGTCCAGTACTTACGAGAACGATACTTAGCACCAAGCTCACCTATACCAGCCAATTCACCTTGAGCACCAAACGATATTATCTTCATTCGGTCAGCCATAGTACTAGTCCAATTACTAGTTAATGTATATGTGAACGCATTCTGAACTACACCAGAGAACCCAAAATTCATAAGATTAGATAACCCTTGACTATAATCAGTACGTTCACCCTTAAAATCCTTACCTAATGACTCAAAGAATAATGTTTTTTCGTTAGGATATATTGTAATAACATTATAAGCTAATGAAGCAACATCAGCATGTTTATTAGGATCATCTGAATTGTATTGTGTTTGAGGCATACCCTCGTCATTACGACCATCAGTAACCTTAGCACTAGCCCACATGTCCTGCCCTATTAATGAATAATCTTTATTTATAGCCATATACCCTCATTTATTGTTTTATATCTATATTTATATAAAATATTAATCACTATGTATAGAATAAAACGCATCAGATGGAGCACTAGACCCATCTGTCTTCGCAGGACCAAGCGTATCAATCAACAAACTAAACGAGGCATCATCCAATACACTAGTAGATGTACCAGAAGGAGTAGATGGTAATACCGCAGAAGGAATGGGAGCATAATAATAAATACTAGGAGACATAACCTTAGCTTGATCTTCCGAAGTATCTAACGTACCAGCAACAGGGTTACCATAGCCAACGCTATTCTGTATAGTAGGAGATTTTGATTGCTGTTTCTTACGATACGCAATAACATCATCCTCTGTTATATTATTACTTATCATTTTAATCCTAGTTAATGAGCTTTTTGGATTGAAATTCGGATCAGTAGCTAATGCTTTTAAAGCAGCATCCCTATTAGCCGCCTGTTTCTTTTTATACTGATCCGCCTGAGAAACTATTCCACCACTAGCAATATATTTATCCCACATAACATCCGGGGAATTTGCATCACCTTTTTTTCTTGCTTCATAATGATATTGAAGCGTAGTGCCACTAGACACTCCTTTAGGAGTATGAACAGACCCTTTTAATTTTAACATATCTTCTAATTTTTCATAAACATCATTATAATGTTTCCATTCTGCTGTGTTTGCGGGAAGACTGTTCCTAGTCTTTAGCATTTTATCTCTAAGTTCTGATACCTTTTTCTGATAAACAGCAGCCTTATCATCAGGAATAGTAATAAACTTAAACAGTTCATTCTCAGACGGATCGTATATTTCAGGACCATTACCTTTAAGTTTAATACCAAGATCCTTCATATCATCCTGCAAAGTATTAAATTCCTCATATATTTGAGATTTAATACTTTTACCAGATATAAACATATCAACCGTCGATTGAATTAACGCATTAATTTCTCTATTTGCAGCAAACGCAGCAGGAGCTTGTTGTTCTAAATATATCAAGGTTGCTTGTTGAATTATATCCCCAACAGAACCAAATACGGATTTCATACCAGCAATAAAGGGTGGTAATATATTACCAAACATACCACCCAACACCGGCATAAGCCAATCAAATACAGGTTCTAGTATCGATTTCAATATCTTAGCAATAGGCTTCAATAAGTTATCATAAAATGCCTCCGGTCCGCCCATAAGAGTAGATAAAATTAAACCACCAGCACCCAATAACAATCCTATTTTAGTAAGACCTCCACCAGGCAATGATTTAGCCAATTTACCCATAGACCCTAAAAAGGTCCCTAAACTAGCAGTGGGCTCTTGTACTTCAGACTCCTCTTTTCTCTTTGTCATATCACGTATATTCAAAATTGATATTATCTCATCTAAATTATCCCTAATACTAATTGTCTCTTTATAGGATTCTAATATCTGTTCTCTATTTAATCCTTCATTATCATCCGATTTCTCTGACATAACACCTTTAACATCATCAACTACATCAGATATTGATTTATTTAACCCAGATATAGTATCACTCATATTAGAAACAACATCGGATAATATATCTCCCTGTTTCCTAATCGCTTTATTTATATCACCCATATAAGAATTAGAAGAATTAGTTATAGATACTAATGATACGACACTATCCCCTATAATACCCATAGATTGTGATATACCAGAGATATTCTTTTTTTGGTCTTTTGTTGAATCTGATATAGTCTTACTAAATATATTAAGATTTGAATTAATAATATTAGTAATCATAGTATCATCTAAAAATGTATTTTTATTTTTTTCATTCATAATATACCATTTAACCTTTTACTGCACACCTTGCACACCAGACATCATAGTCCACTCACTAGAAGGTTCTTGTGTAGACTCTGCCTTTATCTTTTTTAATTTATCTATCTGACTAGCGGTAAAACTAACTATAACAGGCTCTTCCTCTTGAGGTTGAGGCTGAGGAGCCATTGGTATAGGTACTGGTGTAGACGCTGGAGGACTACCAACATTACCACCCCAAGTATGACCAGGATGTTCAATCTCCCACCGCTCAGGTTCAAATTCTATATGAAAATGCCACCCCTTACCTACACTATGCCCGAACACATCATACCATATGGGTAATTTTTCTTTAACTTTAGCTAAAATAGCTTCCCTATCTTCTATTGAAAATTGACTGTTATCTTTATATCTAGTTTTAACATCAATAGCATGACCAGACCCATGCCGTTTAGCATCTGAGTTTCGTCGACCTGAAGATATATATACACCAGAATAATCAGACCCTAGAACATCTTTATAAGCTTCCATTAATATTTTAGGAAGATCCCTTTCTTGGGGACCTAAATCAATATTAAGTAAACTTGCTCTATCAACAGAACTGATATTTAAATGGTCTGTTGTGGCTGTTGGGTATGAGTTTGTATCCCCTACTAATTCGGTAGACGAAGAAACAATAGAACTAACATCAACAATACCCTGGTCACCATAACCGGGAGTAGATAACGGAAAAGACCCATCATATTGAGGTTTTGAATTATCAACAGTAGTAGCATCATACGATGCATAAGTCACCCCTAAACGGTCAGTTGATGGTACTCCATTATAAATATCAGATGAATCGTTCGGATTAGGAGCATCACCGGAAGACGGACCTGCGGTTGCCCCACTAGGTATCACAAATCGACCTGCTTGTTGAGGTATTGGTGTAGGAGTACCACTACCTTGCTTCTTTGACCGAGCCTTACTAGTATGAGAACCTGTTGATTTTGATTTAGTTCCATGGCTCTTTATAGCAGATTCAATACCAGTCAAGGCATCATATATATGCCGACCAACACTACCTTCTTTACCCATATCAACATCTTTTAATATAGAAGTGATTCCTAATAACCCAGCAGGGATAGGATCTCCCTTAATACCAGCAGATACCATAGTTCCAATATCAGTAGCTACATTTTTACCAATAATCGTCATATTTATAAGAGACCATCCAATAATTTCACTTACTTTTTTCTCTATTGGAGCTTTCAACTCTTTCTCATAATAGTCAGTCATAGACGATACTAAAGGTTTTAATTTATTAAAAATCTCGTCAGAATCACCGAATAATAATTGACTGATTGCTGATACGGCAACATAAGCTGCTGCTATATATGGTATAGCTTTCCCTATAACACTAAACCCAAACCCAAATACAGGTCCAACGATAGCACCCAATACAGGTCCTATTCCAGGTATAAATGCTGTAAGAGTACCTAACATATTACCTAAAGCACTTCCAGCTTTAGACCCTAACTTAGACATTCCACCTAAACCTGAACCTAAGAGGCTCTTCATCTTTGAAGCTGAAGCTGACATAACAGCTTTAACTTTATCAACCAATTTAGCTTTTTTATGTTTAATGCTAATATCAGACTCATCTTCATCAGATAATATAGTAGAAATAAACCAAACACTAGTAGCAATCTCAGATTTAACCTGACGCATCTCGTTAGCTTGTTCCCTATTCATATATTTTGACTTAGATTTAGTATCAGGCATATCACTAGACACATCGACTGGATTAGTCTTCATTAACAGACCAACAGACCCCACACTATTACCATATAAAGACAGAGTGTCCTTTAATAATTTATTAGTTTTAGTCGCAGAGTCTTCTAAATCTTTAAAAGATTTAGTTATAGATTTAGTTAATGAATCATAACTAGCAAAAAAAGAGGAGGTGCTTGATACAGCACCCCCTATTATATTTGATATATCAGAGCTACTATTTGATAATAATTTATCAATTTTATTCCGATGTAAAAAACCATTATCTTGCGTCATAACATACCTGCTCCACCTAGTGATTGTTGACTTTGCTGCCTCTTCGCAGCTTCATTTTCCTTTTTACGCTCATAAACAACCCTATCAAACAGCCATGTCAATTCATAGTAATCCATATCATTATAATCAAATGGAAGATGTAAATGATATGTCAACTGAAATTCTAATTCTAATATATCATCTAACTTTATACTTGGGAAGAAAGAATTCTTCTCGAAACGTAACGCCCACTAAGGACTCACCTCCACATTTCTCACATTTAGCAGAAATAACAGGACTAACCCCAATACTAAATTCTTTAACATAACTAATAAGATATGAATATTGTTCCGGAGACATATTATAGACGTATAAATATCTATCATAATCAATAAGAGCTTTACCGTTAACACTTCTAATAATATAAGAAAGACTAAGTAAATCCTCATCAACTTCTATATCATCATTAGTCAACATAGCATCAAACTTACCAGCAAACGTAGAACTAGCTAATTCATCTTTAACTGTAAGATAATCAATAACAACCTCATCGCCGTTAGGCAATTTAACATTCGGATTAAAATCATCAGACAATTTAGTAATATTCAAAGTATCAACATCAAAATGATACGACGAATCATTACCACAATTTTGACATGTATAATCTACCACATAATTAGGATCTTTGAATGATTGAGATCTGAGCCAAAAAATCAAAAAGATTTTATCAGCAATATATAAATCAGCAATATCAATACCACGAGTAGCACTACGAAGAATATCATTAATAACATAATTAGCAGTATCTTCCGATAGAGATGATAATTTTTTAATCTCAATAACTTTTAATGGGCGAGCTCGAATAACAGTACCTTCAGGGTATAATTTACCACGACTAGGTAGATCTACAATAATATCAAACCCTTGAGCTTCCTCTAATCCAGTAGTCCCTTTATTTCCAGCTGTGGCAGGATCAATGATACCGGTTTTAACCTTTTCCATATAATCAGCTACAGTAGAAATAGCATCCGCATCAGCAACATCAGACTTCTTTTCAACTTCATTAACATCTTGCATTAACATACAATTCTCCAATTTATAAACATAACAATTTAACTATTTCAGGTATTTATATAAAATACAATTCTATTCAGAATTAGTATTATCTTTAACTTTTTCCTCTACGATATGTTGCCTCAATTCACTATAAGCTACTCCAGCAGCTCTCCTAGAAGCAGCCAATGAATATTGCCCTATCCTAATACCAATAGGCACTATTGGTTTGTTTTGATTAACAGGATCATTAACCGATGCATATTCTATACGATCAACGCCGAAATGTAAAGTATATTTAATAGCCTCTCCTTGAGCATAACTAAAAGTTATGTCATCAGCACCCATAAATAAAACATTACCAAATTTATACTGAGATACGGTATACCCCTGATCGTCTAACACATCCAGATACATAGTATCTATATATTGAGTGCTAGGTGGTCTATAATACCCAGCTCTAGACACAATAGTCTGTTGTAACAAAGCAATCAATTTAGCAACATTACCATACCGATCTTCTTCGATTGTAGCAGTAACATTTAGATTTTGCTCTGCTGGTAACGTAACAAAAGACCTCTGAGCAGTTCCGAATTGCATAGAGGTCCGTTCAAAATTATAAGTTGGTATACTGACATCCGTAAAATACCAACTCTCTATAGTACTCACCATTAAATCTGAAATTTCATTCAGTATTGTATCAGACGAACCTCCAAAAGACCCAAACCAAAATTTAAAATTATACGATTTTAATAAACTCTTACGTTCATTCCACGCCATCATATCCAGTTTTGGATCAAGAAAAGACATAATCCCTCCTATACAGCTGTAGTGTCAGGAACCAAAGTCCAATAATCAAATTGAAAAGTAACACTATACTTAACAGAACTAGAGCCTTCATAAGTTAATGAAACCTCAGATACACCTTGAACCCATGCATTATGAAACATAATAGACTTATCAATTAAAGTTCCATCATATTTATACATAAGTAAGCTGATAGGTAATACGTAACCATCACCACCAGGAAAACCAGTTTTACTAGCTCTCTGAGATTTACCAGCAGTCAGTGGTGATTTTGGGTTGATGTTGAAAATAGCTTGTTGCCACTCGTAAAATATACTAGCAATCAGCATATCTTCAGTGTCCTCAAACTCAATAGTAACAGTTCCACCAGGAGTAACTCGACCAGCGAAAAACTGTTCGGTTCCCATGAAACTAGATTTGATCGCTTCAGTTGTTCTTCCTGGTATAGACACAGATCTACAACGTATTAATAGATCTTCTAAATCTAATGTAGCTGAAGGTGCTACCTTAGAAATACCTGGGATTAAAACCTGCCACATGAAATCCTTTTGGATATCAGGTAATGCTGCGGTTCTATGCCCTATTGTAAAATTAATTGGACTACCTGGCATATGAGTCTCCTTATATTATATATTTATTATTACTCTATTATTTATATAAGTTTTCAACGAGATACTATCCCGTTGAAAACTATAATAGATTAAGCGTATTTAAGTTTAACGTCACCAAAACTAACACCTGTACGTGTTATAATAGTAGTGAACTGGATAAACTCCGCAGTTTTAGTTGGTTGAAGATATAAATCAACATTTAATTGATTCTTATCGATAACATCTGGAGTGTTATTACTCTCATCACAAACAAGAGTATAATCATACACACCACCACCAGCAAGAACACCATCCATAAATGATTCAATCAATGAAGTCACACGAGCACGAGTGAGCTGATTGTTATTCTCAAATATAAATTGATTAAGATCTTGCTCAATATTATATTCTACATAAATAAGTAAACGTCTAACATTGATACGATCTAAAGCTGAAGATTTAAGCTGTGCTGTTTTTTGACCCCACATAGCAAATACACCATTACCAGGTATATATTTAACAGAATTAATATTCCGATCATACATAAACCCAATAGCATCCGAACTATATGACTTGTTCTGATCTAAAACACTCATAGTTCCACGAGTGATACCAGATGGAGCAAACCACGGTTGTGCTATATTATCAACACGAGCCATTAAACTAGCACCATAAATAGAATTAGGAAGATATACATCCTTATCATTATATTTATCATACACACGAGAATACCCACTATATAAAGCTACAAATGATGGATTAACATAACCATATTTCTCAGCATTTAATACATCACGGAAATCTACCATAGTAACATCACCAACCTGATTACACGCAATAGCATTCATTGTACCAGCAGCAATATTACCAACAGTCATCTTAGATACATCATCAAAATAAGTATTGATTAATATATTAACAGGAACGTTATCACTATCCTTAAAATACTCCCAGAATAATGAATCTTGACTAGAACCATCTTCACCGAAGTCAGCCATATCAGCAGACCCACCACCATTTAAATTATTAAAAGCTGATGTATTGTATGTAAATGATCCATTAGCATCAATGCCATATGGTAATTTATTAGAAGTGACAATACTACAACCAGGACCATCAGCTGATGTACATAACGACCCAGTGACCCCACAAGAGGTATCCCGTTTACACCAATTATTAGAATCGAAGTCCCATGATGTGTCTAGGTTAAACTCAGAATTAGATTTAACGTAGATATATTTAGAATGTCCATTAATGCGACGTTCAATAAATAAATCATTACCGTCAGCGTCATGATCTTGACCCATACTACCATAGAACACTTCAATTGGTTCAGTTCTTAACTTAGGAGCAGATGCTGAAGTACATAATTGTTCATTATATCTATCATCATTACTTGAATAGAAATCTTCCCATATTTTATCATCAGGTTTGTTATAAATAGAAACTTTAACAACTTTACTAGCAATAGGAAGCATTTCCTTAACAGCAGTAGCACCACCACCAGTAGTTTCATTCCATATTGATGCTGAAGTAATATTATCACAATTAGTTGGAATTAATGTACCAGAAGTATCAGTTGGGTATTCATCAAACTTATATACCCAATCAGAGTATGGATTTAATGTTTCTACTACAACAGACACATCATTACCATCATCACCAGGTCCTAAATAACTAACTAACATAGATTTACTACTATCGCTTCTAATATTATCACGATAAAACTCATCAATAGTAGAAATTCGTTCTCTTGTATCATAAGACTCTGGTATAGAAAAATCAGCTGAAATTCCATCATAACCAGCAGCAGACGAACCTACACCATGATTATCAATAACAGTATATGCGTATTTATCATCTTCACCATATGCACGAACAACAAAAAGTGTGTTCGCTTCACTTAAAAATTGTAGTGCACCATATGCACCGTAACCATATTCAGGAACTAACTCACCGCCAATGGCATCATATTTACCAGTGCTGTCTTTTAACCCATCAGTAAAAATAGGTTTCCCGAATCTTTCTATATATTCTTGGTCAGTTGTCACTAAAACAGGTCTCTTAATTGGACCTTTTTTAGCTCTAACAACGATACCACCATTAGTTGTACCAGTAGGTACTAAGATCTCAGAAAGATCTAACTCTTTGCGGTAAACACCAGGAGCAGAATATGTACTTGCCATTATAGCCTCCGTTCATAACGTGTATTACTATCGTAATTAATTTACAGTAGTATTTATATATTTTAAATTTATGTTGGTAAAAACATAATAGGACCATCATCAACTAACTCATATTGATCGTCTAATGTTTTAACTTCCATCGTTCTTCCGTCAAAGTAGTCAGTTACTACAAAATATAACCCCCACAACAACGACGTAACATGATCATCATGACCCTGTGTAGCTTCATTTCTAAATACATTAGGTCTAACTTCAACATATCGAGATAACTCACTCAATGTACGAGTATCATATATTTTTAGAAATCCATTATCAAAATATCTTTTTAAGAGTAAATTAGCTTCTAATTTACTCTTCTTAGTAGATGTTAAGCCTAACCCTTTATTGTCTAGATTTACGATAGCATCGTACTCATATTCATACCATATACTACTACATAAAGCATCACCAATTCCATTGTTTTCAATCATCATCATAGCACCATTATAGTATTTAGAAATTCCAATACACACTTGAGCGAAATCATGAGAATCTATCATATTATTTGAATATACAGCAACTTGCTCGATATCTTGTTCAGAATTGATTTTTAATACTTGAACTACACTAAAATCTCTACCAGTACCCTTAGCAGTATCAACACCCATAATATACATATCAGAAGTAGTAGGCTCTTCATATATCTTGAAAAGATCACCCCATTTAGTAGTTATTGGTGGTTTAAAATCAATCTGCTCTAATACATCTGGGTCTAATAAAGTCGAATTAGATCCTATAAATCTACAACCATACTCTTGATTAAATTTCTCAAGATCATTATTCATCTTCTTAATGGTACGCTCTTTCCAATCATTATCACGCTTAGGGTGCTCCCACCAGCTAACACGAATAGGAATATACCCATTAAGTCCATCTAACGCATTCTTCCAAAATTCATAGAAATGATTCATACCATATGGAGTAGATACTAATATAATTTTCGATGATTCACCAGAAGATACAACAGGTAATGTAGCAGAAATAAAATCATCAGCGATATGTGGAGGAACTTTCGCAAACTCATCCATATACAATAATGATACCGTTTCACCGGAAATAGAGTCGGTTGAAGTAGTTGAGGACATCATACGCATCCCATTTTCCAACTCAATACTCGTTTTATTCCATTCAACCACACCTTGTTGTAACCAAAGAGGTAATAATATAAAAGCACCTTTAACCCGCCTAAGAACTTCTTTAGCAGCAGATTCTTTGTTTGCCATAATAGCAACAGTCTTATCAATATTAAATATCATATAATGAAGTAAGTATACAGATGCTACTGTCGACTTACCCATCTGTCTAGGCATAAGCACTATATTATCATCAGGACCATTGAAAACCTTCAATGCTTTCTTTTGAAAATCATATAACTTTATTTTATGTTTTCCCTCATCAATAGAAACAATATAGAAGTATTTTTCAGCAAAATATATAATATCATCTTTACATCTAATAAACTCAGCAATTAAATCTTTAGTATATTCTACCGACTCACCAACACCACGTATATTTTTATTTCCATTATACATTATTCTAACTCAAATTCAGTATCGATAGAATCTAAGGAATTATTATTAGATACGTCATTAATCATATCAAGCAACTCATTACCAGATAAAATCATCTTATGATCTTCTTTAGTTTCTTCGAGATTATGTTTCTTATTCTCAAGAATAAGTTTAGCGACAGCTTCATTAAGTTGTCGTAATTCTTTATATTGAGCTAATATGGTGTTTAATAGCTTAGTATAGACCTCATACATACTTGGAGTAGACCCAAGCACTAACTCACGCTCTAATATGCGTAAAACACCCTTACTAGATACAATTAAACTTTTAATCTCTGTAGATAAAAACTCTACATCATGAATCTTAGCGGTTGTTAATTGATATGAGATAGAATCTTTTTTCTCATCAATCACAACAACTTCATTTTGTAATAATTCTAATGTAGACGATGGAGCTTTTCTTAACTCTTCATCTTCAATTTTAGTCATTTTACCAAAATCTTCCATCAATTTCTCATTAGTAGCATCAATTGAAAAATCCTCATCATAAGGAACTCCCAAAGCATCACTCAATGTACTAAAATCGCCGTCACTCATAAACACCTCAATCTAATTATAAATATAATTCTTATACCAATTAAATTCTTTATTCTCACCTACATAATTACCACTAGTATAAAATTCACCAGGATGCGGTGCTGCACTCGGAGTAACAAGCACTCCCCCTGAAGTTTCAAACCCGGAAGTCTGAAAAGTTTCCAATAGTACAGTAGGAATTTGATCGATATATTTAGAATTAATATACTTAATCATTTTAGAATGCACCACAGGTCTATACATAAACCCTTTAACTGTGAAATTTATCGAAGCGTTGACATATCTTGAATCCGAAGCCTGTTCATCATCAATAAACTCAGGACTAACCCCATCTAAAATAACAGGAAGATCTCGTTCGACATTTAAAAATGAAAACTCTTTAACCCTCAACATCAATGCAGGATTAAAATATGGTAATATATTCTCTAATATTTGAGATAAATAATCCATACTATCATTTTTGATATTTAACGTAAAATTAAAATTATATGGCGTTGGTTGGTAATCAGAAAACATAGCATCAGCTTCACGGTCACTAAGAGATAGAGATTCCTTAATCCAATATCTCCACTCATTAACCCCAGTTGCTCTGTCGGGGTCATATGCTATACCATTAAGTACTATAGCCATTCTTGGAATCTGTAAGTAATATCTATTATTATGCTCAACTCCATCAGAATCATAATAATGGTCCTCTGTTCTATCTTGATGATATTTCTCAACAGGACCGAATGTAATAGGGACTGTTTTTTCTGATATAGGATTGTTGTATTTATCATATTTAACAATTCGTATATCATTAAACATATCCAATAATGCTACAGTAATAGATTTAAGAGTTCTAGGATAATAATATTTTAACATAAATTACTCCTTAGAATCTATAGCAGGATTCTTATCATCATAATCAATATCATTATGGATATCATCCTTAACTTCATCACCTATCTTTGAACTTGTTTCGTCTCCATCTTCGGTTTCATCATCCTCTGGGTATTCATATTCATCCCCATTGATATATATGGGATTTTCATCATAACCGAGACCCTTCAATTTAGAAATAATCCATTGTATTAGTTCACCATTAGACTCACTACGACTAACATCATCTATAACTATATCAGCATACACATCACTATAAGTATAATCGCTATTTATACCATCAATCAATGTACCATCAATCATTTTAATCTTAATGTCTGCTACTTTTTCACCGTCAGATGATACTTCATAGCTAACACCCTCATTATCAACAAAATCTACTGGGTATATATCATACCCAGTAGATTCTTTAATATATAGAGACAATTCATCAAAAAAATTCATAAAATCTCCCAAGTATTATTAATAATCTAAATCATCTTCATCATCAGCAATACTAACTCTGACTATCTTAGCACCATCGATATCATCATCAATAAAGTCATCCGCATCACCATCACCATCACCGATAACATCTAGTTCATCACCAATGGCTTCTTCTTCTCCGCCGCCCATAGATCCTTGTAGCAATTCACCTAAAATTTGATAAATTAGGTTACGAACTTCAGTCTCATCCATCTGCATGTCTTCTTTAGCAAAAGCACCCACACGTTCATCATCTACGTCACCACCGGACATAAAGTCTTTAATTTGTGATATCATAGCTTCATGTTCATCCATAATATCTTTTTCTTTAGCTTCCGCCATAAATTGTTTAAATGACATATAGTCTCCTATTTTAAAAATAAATCTATTCTATTCTATTATTTATATATTATACTACGCACAAAAGAAATCGATAGGATCGGACTCTTTACGCATTTGCTCTAAATATTTGTCTTCATCTTCACGACCCTGAGACATCATATCTTGACCATTAATACTAATACCATCAGGCATAGTAGCTCCATATTTAGTCAAATGGATAGCCCATTGAACCTTAGCCCGTGCCACTGCTAATTTCTTAACTAATGGATGATTGTACAATCTCTCAGCCTCAGCTCGTCTATAAATCGATAATGTAGCAATCATAGTTTCTTCAGGAGTTGGTGTTACTATTAGAGCATCTTTAGATAAATTATATGATACTGTGTAATGTCTACCAAACATCATCTTTGCCAATTCATAATACTCCATAGCAGTTTCGTATTGAGTTATCGGTCCAACTCCCTGTTGAATACCACCGGGACCTATAGTACCAGCAGGACCCATACCACCAATACCACCACCAGTACCGCCACCAAGAAATCCACCTGGCTGTGATGCTGTGTTATACATCATCATATGTATTGGGGTGAATAGAGTGTTTATTCCACCCATACCATAACTAAGATCAATATCATAAGCAAACTCAATACTACTACCCT